CGGTCACTTGCCTGTACGCTGTTTCGAATACGTCTTTGGGGCTCCATGAAATATAGCCATCCGGATATTTCACCTGGTAGCCTAACCGATCATCCCCGATAATGGCCTTGCCCTGGCTCTTTTTAAATTCAAATTCGGTCATGGGGATAGCTCTAATCAATTTTGATCCGATATACAATTTTTCCTCGCCACTGTCTAACTTTTCCTCGGCCATAGTGATCTCCTTTCTATGAGGTTTTAAACATTTACCGCAAAATTTATTTTGATGCTGCCCATCGGTGCGCCACTTGCCGCCGCAGCTACAATGTATTTCCGGATCCAGAACTATATCCATCGGTAATTGATCGATGCAATCCTGGGCCAAATCAATGGCCGCCTGATAATTACCGTTTCGGATCCCATATACTATAAACTCTAAAATCCGCCTGGGTTTCATTTGAATTTGGTGCATCTTATCACCCTAACGCCTTGCTGGCCCGAATAGCTGCCTCCGGATCCTCCGCCCGCCGCTCGGCCATCACCTTTGCATAATAATCGCCGGTCTTGCCCTGGAAAATCTCATCTCCTACCGCTGAAAACCGCCAGCGTTTCAACAATGTCAAATAGCTGGCCTTATCAATAAAATCCTTTTGCTCTTTGGTCATAATTCCCCCTCGATCCCCTGGTGGATCCAAAAGATGAAATTTCGGCGGTCTGGCCGGCGTCTTGGCCAGGCGCCGAGGTTTCATCTTTTTGATCTGCCAGGCTAAAAGACTCGATCATCGATTGCCGCGTGGGCCGCGCACTCTACACAAAGCTGGCCGTCCGGACAAAGCCCGATAACAAGATGGTAATAGCAAAAATACCCGCCACAACCATGCTCGCCGCCGTCGTGCATCCCGCCGCACACATACGCCAGGCCGCGATCAATCTGTGCGTCACAATCCTTATGATCGCACTCGGCCTCGATCGCATAGCCTACCGCTCGGCCGGCGCCGTTTGTGCAATTAGCCCACCCCATTTGATAGATCCGATATTTTGCCGCAGCGTTTACAATACATTTCTGAATATTTTTTGAAGCCAGCGAGGGGATCCCGCTTTGCCAGCTGCCTAATTTCTTCATCGGGTGGGATCCCCTCGAGGCCCTTTCCGGTCCATTCGTGATCGCCTATAAGGCAAAGGAATTTGCCCCACAATTTTTTAAACATGGCTCACCTTTGTTGGATCGTGCTCATTATGCTGGTCTGAAAATTTTGTAAATCGTTTTGAAATTGCCAGGTTATTGCATCCATCAAAGCCGCGCCCATGCCCCTCTTGATAATTTCTTCGATCGTTTCCGCGAGCTTATCTTTGTTTTCCTTCATATAGACATTTACGGCCGCCTGTACCTGGGGCTTTAAGATCTCGGTCAAGATGCCATGAATAAGGGGCTTTTCCTGGTGGCTGCTGTATCCATCCCGCAACTCTAAAGGCTCAAAAAATACCTTGTCCACTCCGCGCTCGATTATCTTTTTGAGCTCATCGTCGGTCATTAGCTCCCCGATCGAATCGCGGATCCGGTCTAACATTCTATCTTCAAAACTTTTTGCTTTCTGAATTTCGCCGGCCATTTAGATCTCCTTTCCTTATAGCCGCATCCACCAGCTCAATAAATGCGGTGTTATCCAGGCGCCAATCAAAACAGCGGCCAGGATAATTGCATAAACGAAAACGGTTGCATACATTTTTTGCTTGGTCATTTCTTATCCTCAAAATCAAACAGAATTTGATCCGGATCATACTTCACGGTGGCATCATCCTTTACCCGCGTTTTAACAAAATTGATCTCGGTTTTCTGGATGATCTTGCCGGCCTTATCCTGTTTAATTGTTACGCCAAAACCGATCTTGGCCTCTTTATCGCCGTTGACATACGCCTCGTCAATTTGATCCACATAATCATCAAAATACTTGCCGATCGTCGCCAGGGCATTTTCTTTAATCATGCTCATTTTCAATTTGTTGGCCATCTTCTACCTCCTTAATAGCATTTCGTTAAAACCGCCATCGTCCATAGAATAGCTAAAATAAAAAGCACTCTGTTATCTTGCCGCCTAAATCTGCGCTGTGCTTCACCCTCTGGACCTCTGCGTTTATAATATGCTCGTACTTTCCGCCGGCTCGCCATTTCTAAGCTCCTATTCGAATAGCTTTAATTGATCTTTGTCTTTGTCTTGTTTCTCGCGGAAGGTTATTGCCTGGGGCCCTAAGAAGATCTCAACTATCGCGCCGCATTTCCGGCACTCTAAATGCACTTCCTCGCCGCGCTTTATTTCCTGGTCAAGCTCCACAAAGGGCCGATCTTCAAGGCACTTCGGACATGGGCCAATATTCCTGGCGTTCATCCTGGCTCGGTATCCTCGCTGGTTTCGGTTTCACCCTCGCGCCGCTCTCGATCGCCTGGGTGGTCCTCCGGATCCCGCCGCGTATCATCCGGCGCCGTTTCCGGTATTTCCTCGACGGTTTGGCCGCCGGTCAATGATGGCCGCTCCGGTTCGGCTACGGCGCTAATCGATTTATTGCACTCATAAAAGGCCTTTTCGTATCCCTGGGGATCCGCCAGGTACTTTTTAAGATCGATTAGCATCCTGGCCGGCGTCGAATAAGACAAGCGAGCGCAGCCCACATTGACAATGCAGCCACCATTTACCGTCGGAATGATCTTAATGTCATACGGAAAGGCCAGCTCCAATTTGATCTCTTTTTTAGAGGTCATGGGTGCCCTCCGTTCCCCGCGCCTCTCGGCCGGCGGTCCTGGTTTCAAGTGCGTAAAGCGCATCCTGTAAGTGTAAGAGGGCGGTCGCGTTCTCATCACACTTAAATTTAGATTTTTGATAAAACTGGATCCGATCGATAGCCGCAAAAATGATCTTCTCGACAAAGGCGCCGTTGGGGATCCGCCGATCTTTGCCGCGCCCCAGGGGCCCCATCTGCCATGAAATGTTAAAGCCCAGGCCGCTTGATACTCCGCCGGCCGGATTTTCGTCACTATCTACCCAATGCTCGCTAAAAAAATCCATCGGCGCCACTGCCATTTTTGCCAGGTCTTTTTCGGTGGTTTCAATTCCTGGTCGTTCTTCTTCATTAATCATCTTTTAGGATCTCCTTTCCTTTTGTAAAATAATAATTCTGTACTACAACCCAATACCTTTGCCCATTCTTCTCGCGTTTTAGGGCTCAGATCGCGCCGGCCCCAAATAACTTTTGAAATAATGGACTCATCTACCTTGATCGCCTGTGCAAAATCAGACGATGTTCCAAATTTTTCTATGATTTTTATCCTTAACATTAAACGCGGTGGCATGCCCTTTTTCCGCCGGTTTCTCCTTTTAAGGTCTTTTTCTATTATGTGTGACCACAAAGCTAATTTGCCTATATCTGGCAGGCTCTTTGGCTGTTCGGTCAACTCATCTAAAAACTGCATAACACAATCAAGCGCCTCTAAGTGGCTCGGATCCAGGCCCTCATATTTCTGTGGTTCACCCTCATCAAGCGCCTGGTGTACTCCCTCGAGATAGCCGCTTAACCAAAAATGGATTTGCCGGATCGATTCTTTAATCGTATCATCAATGGGCATTTGCATCATTTTAGCAATCCTCGCTATTTATTCATTAATTTATGGACTTCTCGCTGCCAATAATCGCGCTGGTTTTGGCATTGTTTAGATCGAGCCTGGCCGGCTGGTCGCCTGGGTTTCTCGCGCTGACGGCCGTTAATTCCTCAACTTTTTGCTGCCAATACCATAGCTGCTGCTGTGCCGCGCTGGTCTGTTGCGTTTTCTGGATCTGGATCATTTGTTTTTGTAGGTCCGAGATCCAGAGCTCGGCCACTTCTCGAGTCGCGTATCTATCATCGATGCCCCAGGCCACACCGAGCAGGGCCGATACGCCTAAAATAACCGCCGAAACTTGCTTGAATCTTCCATTGAAACTGGATTTTTTAATCATGTTTTGCTCCTTTCGAATTCTTCCCTTAGAAGTTTTAAAACACGATCCAGCTCCTTTGGATCACAATATGGGTGAAACTTCCTCCTGTGTCGTAAAATTAGATAGATAGCTGCTATATTTAAGATCTCGGCCTTTTTGCCTTGCCCTGCTATTACCTTATCCGATTTATCCGCGAAATCCTTAACAGCCTCGCCTATTAGGTCCATGCTTTGTTGAATTTCGCAGACCGCGAGCTCTACTTTCTTATCTCAGAGATCTAAGACGGTCCGGATAATCTCATCGAGCGTTGATATTTTCCTGGGCCGCCCTGGTCCGCGCTTTTTCAATCTAATCCCCAATAGGCAATATAGGCCGGTATATTCTCGGGGATCGGCTCATAAAGCGACGTAAACCCCTTGTGGCATTTTTTATTTTTATAGCGTACAGCCTTTATAAATCTAGCAATCGCCGGCCGGCCGGCCTCTGTGTTGTCCGGTGACTCCTGGCTAAATCGCCAGGTTGGGCCAGTGGCCCTGCCCTCTTTTGGTGGTTCGATGCCCTGGGCCTTTAACCAATTCATTATATCCTCGGACGTAAAATTCTCACCTGGAAAAGCCCGCATGTATCTAATCGCGCCCTTTTTATATTCTTTGTTCCAAACCTTGTTTATCACTTTGCGGTCCTGGGCATTTTGGGCCCTCATTCCATCCTTGTCCGCATAATAATAACCGTCTTTATGAATATCGCCGTCTTTCCTTTTGCCATCATCCCCGAATAGGCCTCTTTGTTTTCCCATGCCGGCCCTATCTCTATGACATTTGCATGAGCATGAAACGCGATCTGTTAATCTTTTATCAACCGCGCAGCGCCAGGCATCTGAAAATTTACAATCACAATCCATAGCAACCTCCTGGTTATTTATGTACCCAACACTGAAATTTCTTTTTATAAACCAACTTGCCGTATTCTGCTATATTATCCCACACCCCAGGATCCGGATGAAACCAATTACCGCAGCGTTCATATTTTTGAGTGATCTCGCTACACTGAACATAATAACCGCCCTCTCGATATTTTTCAAAAGCCCTTAAAGCCTCTACGCTTACGCCGTTAGCCTCGGCCTCCCAGGCCTCCGGATCCCTGGCGTACTTAATCAGTTCTTGTGGTGAGATATACCGAAAACCGCCATCGGTGCATGGCACCGTATATTCAGAGAATTTTGAATAATAATCTAAAACCTTCAAATCGCTCTTTCTGCGCATCCGTATTTTATCGGCCATTTCAACCTCCTGGTTTATCTAAACGGATCCAAATAGCCGGCCAGGCGGTCTTTTCTAATCGGCCGGACCTTGATAAAGGCGTTTGACTTGCTGGCTGCCTCAAAGCTGGTTGTCTTAGATCCGCCGCCGCTCGCTCCGATCGTGCGCTTGCTATCGAGGCAAAATTCAACATGAATAATCCGGTCTTTGGCTTTGTTCCACCAAAAAGCCAGGCATCCAAGTTGAGGCTCGGCCCTTTCTTTGCCGGCGAATTCATCCCATAAATGGTGGGCGGTATAATCGCCGGACCTGGGCAGGCGCCCGACTGATTTGAGGATTTCGATTATATAGCCGCTGCAATCAAAGCCTGTGCCTGGATCATCGCCGCCCCATCTGTAAGGCAGGCCGTGTAATGACATAGCCACTTCCCGAGCTAATTTTAAATCTGAAATTAATTCATGGTTTTCCATCTTTAACCTCCCATGTTATTCGGCCGTTTTCTGTTTTGATCGAGCCCTTGCCGCCGATATAGGGCCCCTCTTGTTCAAGATAAGCGAGATGATTTTCTATTATTCTCTTAAATTTATCCGTTAAAAATTCTTGATCGCCGCCATAGTCTACTTTGTATTCAACATTTAAAATTCTAATCAGGCTCATCTTTTTGTTTCTCCGCTATCACTTTGGCCATAGCGGCCTTATATGATTTATCAATTATCGCCTGCTCGCGCTGTACCCAGGCGATAAGCTCGCCGGCAAATTTTGGGTTTTTCTCTTTTATCGTTTCGGCGTATGTAAGCATGGCCAGCCGGCTTGCCGATCCGAATAGATCGTTACTGGCCGGTTTTAAAACAAAATATTTCATAACTAAGGCGTCGCTCATTTGTTTATCCCCGCCTCTAAATGTTTAAGCGCATCGTCCAGGGCCTCGCGGTATCCTTTGCCGATACGCTGATAAAGTGCCCGCTGCATATCGTTTGGTAAAAACCGATAGCATCTATAACAAAGCGATTTCATCTCCTTTTTGTAGCTGTCGCAGCCTGGGCACTCGTTTGATTTTAACGATTTTAGGTAAAAAGCGTTGTCGTTTGCTCTTGGTAATCCATCGGCCATTACCGGCCTCCTTTCAAATCCGCTCTATGCCCATAACGCATAAACTATTAGGCAATCCGAATTCGCCTTTTAAGAAATAAGTCACTTCTACCGCTACCTTGCGGCCGGTGTACCGCTCGGTTTCATTGTTCCATTCTCTTAAAACCAATACATCTTGCACGTTAAAATCTCGATCATCCTCGCGTACATCAAATTTCTTAATGCCGGCAAAGATCGATTGAAAAGACTCTGGCCATGTTTTAAGTGTGTGGATTTCCATTTTTATGATCCTCCATAGCTTGATTGAGAAAACTGTTAATATCTTCCAGGCATCCCTTATTAAAAATTGTTGCTGGCCTCGGATAAAAGCAATACTGGCGCCAGGGCCCATACCATTTGACGGTCCCGAGTTGAGCGCCGTAATCACGGTTGTTATGGCAAAACCAAGTTTTTGTTTTAGGATTGTCCGGACCAGGTTCAAAATGAATATACTGATATTTGGTTTTCATTAACCGCCTTTTAAAATCTTCTTGCCATGCTTCATTAACAGCTTGCCGAGATCGATAGCCTGGCCGGCGTTCAAACCAAACCATTTAACCTCTTTTCCAAAATTAACTATGACCTTGCCCTGGCTGCGATAGATCCCTATTTGTATCTCGCCTTGATCGTGCGGGCTTATTTGGCCCTCCGGAAATTTACCGGTGGCGCCTAAAAAATCCTCGAGGGTGGCTTTCTTTTTAGTCGACAAGTTCAAATCCTTTGTATTGAGCCTCAAATTTTTTCAATCTCAATTTACCTTTGGTGGATCCGAAACTCTTACGCCAGTTTTCGCATGATCCACAAAGAATTAAAGCCGATTGCGTTTTCTCGGCCTCGGCGTGAGGCGCGTATTTCACAAAATAATAGCCGGCGCCTTTGCACTCGTCGCACTGTTCATTAACCGCTTTCGGCTTTGCATCCGGATTGTCGACAAAATAAAGTTTGATGAATTCCTTTAATTTAAACAGCATATTATAGGGCCGCCGGCCGAGCTCAACTTTCATTATATCCAAAACGGCCGCCAGTGTTTGCAATTCCAGTTTTTCAACGTGCCAAAACCAGCTATCGACCGTCGCATATTGGGGCTTTTCTATGCCGGTCGACTCGTAAAACTCATCCATCAAGAGTCGATATTCTTTAATTTCCACTGCTTAAATTCCTCCGCGTCTATGTTGTTATCCAGGCAATATGTTAAGGCCGCTTGCTGGCCGCTATCTCTCAGGATCCCCGCCGCGATCGTAAACTTGCGCTCTTTAATCCGCTGCTTTTCAGATGTTACAAGTTTTTTGCTGCGCCTGGCCTCTTGTAAATATCCCTCAAATTTAGTCGGCCGAAATAAAGTGCCTGGCCTCAGATATGCGATCATCTTAGGATCGCCTAACCATTGATCGGTTTTGATTGTGATAACGTCTTTAATATCTTGCTCGGTGTATCCGGATTTAAACCGCGCTCGGATCGCCGCCCTGGTTTCCTTTGCCGTATGGTCAAATTTAGATCCGGTCATAGCATTTAGAAATTCAATGATTCGTTCATAAGGTGGGGGAGCTGGCGCCGGTTTTTTTTCGGCGCCCTTACTTTCTTTTATACTTTCTTTCTTATTTTCTTTTATAAAGGTGCGATTTACTCCTGGGCCAACTGGTGTGGCCCCTGGGCCAACTGGTTTGGCCTGTCGATCACGGTTTGGCTCCTGGGCCAATGGTTTCCATTTTTTATAATACTTATTAAATCGGTATGTTTTAACCTGTTGATTGGCTCCCAGGCTAACACTTATTACATTTCTTTTTATCAGCTTAGATCTTGCTTTTCCTATGTGCCATGATGGTAGTTCGGTCAAGGCCATCAGCTCGCCGGTTTCAATTTTAGCTGACTTCCGACCATAAACACCATACGTTAATCTTAAAATCGCTGTTATTAATCGGCTCTCTGCATTGGTGAATTTTGTCTTGCAAAGCGCCTCCAAAATCTCGTTTGCTATCCTGGTATAACCATCCTCGAGCTGTGGGGCGCCTTTATCCGGCATCTGTTTTGATCTCCGCCAATAAAAAAGCCTGGTAGTTTTCCGCCGGTCTGTAAAACCGCTATGGCCTCACAACCATAGAAACTACCAGGCCCGTAATAATGTAGCCTCCTTACAGAGTTGCGGATTCTTCTATATTAAATAGCTCGCCCCTGGGCATTTTAAGTGCCTTTGCTATCTTTTTTTCTTCCTCGTCGGTCGGCCGCATCCGGCCGCGTTTAATATTTGAGATTGTACCCTCCGCTATGCCGGCCAGTTTGGCTAAACCGCCTTGCTCGAGTCCATTGTCGCGCAGCGCCTTTTCCATAGCCCAATTATGATACTTTTCGATTTTCATTTATCCCTCCGATTTTGGGTGTAATCTATTTCTTAAAAGGATAGGAAAACTTTGTCAATAACAAAAAAAGGAATTGACATAGTTTTTTTTAGTAGTGTATAATTGAAGTACGTCAAAGTGGGATAAAAAAGCTAAAGTTAAGCACAAAGCGGCCGATATAATGAATACCAGCTATTATCATATAACAACATAAAAAGAGAGGTAGCTTAATGAAAACAAGAATAAAAATGATCGAGGCAAAACACATGAACCAGGGCCAAGAAAAAACCATAAATGATGAGATCTGTATTCTCGAGGCCAGCCCGAATGTAGAAATAAAATCGGTTAAAACACACTTTCTGCCTGGCTGTGGCTATTCGGCAATAATCACTTACACCATAAAGGATGAGTAAAAAGGAGCTTAAATATGAATTCGATCACTTTAACTTTAGCGCAGGCCGTAACCATGTATGAGGATCATTTCAAAATCGAAATGAACCCCGAGCTGCCCTACCAGGACGCCGCTAAAATGGTTCTGGATGAAGTCGGCCAGGCCGAATTTTCAAGACGCCTATCCTATTTAACCGATACTGGAAACTGGATAAAAGACGATCCAGGCCGCAGAGCAAAACGCGCACAAAAAACAAATCTGGAAACAACACGCGGAAACGCGCCGGAGTGCCCGAAATGCGGAAACTGGAACGCCATGCTTGATGGGGCTCTCGCCCAGGATAATTACCGCCGCTTTTTTCAATGCCGCGATTGTGACCATAAGGTTTTCAAGGATAGCGCCATTATTATTCTGAAAGAGGCCGATGAGCCAGGCATGGGCGCTGATACTACCTACCATGAGGTCAAGCGAATTGATGGGGAAAAATTCTAATGACATACCGATTCAGAATGGAGCATTATCTAACCTTTAAACGCGCAACTATCACCGTCAAATGCTCGGATCCGGCCGTAGTTATCGCCCGCCTGGCCCGAGCCGGCTGGATTGTGCAAATTCATTATGAGGTAGCGATTTATGACATTCAAAGTTAAACAGGTACTTGTTTTAGTGGCAATGGTCGGCATGATGATCTTGGGCTTTTCTATTGGCCAGGAAAGGGCCCGCCAGGCCTGCATCGATGCTGTGGCTGAAAACTGCGAGTATATTTGTGGTGTTGGCTCCGATTTTTATTATCCGGATCAAGAGGCTCGAGAGTCGGATCCGGATTCAGAGCCGGTCAATGATACCGCGATCGCATTTAATCAAGGGTGGTAAACATGAGAATTTTCGTTATGGAATTAACCCAGGGCAAATGCCGGTCAAAGGTCGATGATAAGATGATCGAGTCTTTAAAGGGCCATCTTACGGCCGATGAATTGGTATTGCTCCAAATGGTAGCCTCGGAGAATAAAAATGATAGATTGGATGAAACTTAAAGACGATGAAGTGGTGGCAATTAACCACATAGCAAAAAAGGCCTGCCAGATGATGGCGGTCATGGACTTTGATTTTATGAAATTGGAAATGGACTTGCAGGCCGCGCACTTAGCCGTCGGCCTGGATCTTGACCAGCTGTATTACGGCGATAACGGCGACTTTAACCACGACGTAGCCGGCATTGTGGCCAATATTGACCGGACCACTGGCGAAATGAGAAACAGCTTTTTGCCGCGCTGCGCCACCAAACAATAAAGGGGGCTTATGGGTTTTGTAATCGCTACCGCCGCCTGTATAGGCTGCAATAAATTCTTTACTTTCAATCCTCATAAGGTGCCGTCGGTCCGGATCCAGGGCCGGCGCGAGCCGGTATGCCGCGCTTGCATCGAGGCCGCAAATCCGGAGCGCATCAAAAACGGTCTGGATCCGGTCAAGATCTTACCAGGCGCCTATGAATCGTTTGACGAATACGAATTATAGAAAGGGGGGATATGATATGAACCTTTTTGATTTAATTTTCAACATGAAAACCTTAATGGTCCTTGCTGTTGTTCTAATCGTTCTAAAAATTGTTTTCTAAGGGGGCTCGATGATTACTAAAAAATGTGATTGCGGGGCCGATATTGCCTTTGTGCAAATGGCCTCCGGAAAGAAAATGCCGATCGATGAAAAGGCCGAGCAGATGGTTTGGATTGACCAGGAACACGCCGGCCACATGATGAAAGTTTACCGGCCTCATTGGGGTACTTGCCCACTGGCCAAACAGTTCAAAAAGAAAAAGAAAGGAGATTAAGACCGATGGTTGATCCAAAAAAACAATTAGCAGACGCGCTGGCGAAAGCCAAAAAGGATAAATGCAATATCCTTACGCCGGCGATTACAACCGGCGGGATAACTAAGCTCCATGCAGTTACGACCGAGCAAATAGAGCTCTCGCCCAATCCTAAAGACGGCGACGTTTACCCGCATGATAAAACCAAAATGATCGTTGCCAACAAGGGCCTTGAAAAGCTGGCCCTGCTGGCCAATATCCAAATGAACAAATCGATTAGGACCGATCCACAAAACGACCGCCAGTATATCAGCTACCAGGCCGGCGGTTTTTTATGGAAAGCGGACGCCTCGGCCGTTATGTGCATCAAATCTTATGCTATGGATTTTGAAGTGATCGAGGAAGAAGTTTTAGAAATGTACCAGGACCGCATGAAAAAATATGTCAAGGACAAGGCCGCTAATCAGTGGCCGAATAATCTTGACGATCGCCAGCGTAGCGAGTGGATCCACGATAAGGCTAAAAAGGAAGTCCGCCGGCGCCGCAAATTTAAAGAACAACTTTGCGAGTCCGGCGCCCAGGCCAGGGTCAAGCGCGAGCTGTTAGGCCTTAAAGGCTGGTACTCGGCCGATGAATTGAAAAAGCCCTTTGTGGTGGTCCGCGTTACCCTAAAACCGGATTATGACGATCCGGAAATTAAAAGGCTTATGTTTGAGCGGGCCATGAGCGCCCAGGGTCAAATATTCGGTACGGCGCCTGGTTCAGCTATCACCCACCAGCCGGCGCCGCAAATTAGCCATGAACAGCCACCAATCGAACCGGCCGCTATTCCTAATGGGGATCTGGACGAGGATATACCGGACGCCGATTACGAGGACGCCGCCACCGAGGCCGCCGGCGAAAATGGCGCTCCGGATCCGGCCGAGGTTGCCCGCGCTGATTTTGACGGCGCTCACACTTCAAGCAAGCTCGAGATCTTAAATAAACTCATCAAACAAAAGGCGTATGACAAAAAGCAGCTGAAAAGGCCTATGGAAAACTGGACCGATAAGCAGCTGGTATCTTTTTATGATGCCCTGGTCGATATGCCCGATGATGATATTCCATTCTAAAGGAGTGTTTCACATGAAGCAGAAAGCTAGACCGGAATTTCCGCCGGACCGCATTAAGCGGATCCGCGCCTATTTCAAGGAAAACGCTGAAACATTCGCCAGGCGTTTTGAAGTTACCGGCAAAACGGTTGAGGCATGGGAACAAAACCGGCGCCAGGTCAAAGGGCCCGCCCTGGTGGTTTTCCGCCAGGTGGCCGAGGTAATGAAACATTATTGCCCTGTGTGCTCGCGCATCCTCTCAAAGGTCGGCCGCAAAAAGTATTGCCGCGTTTGTGAGGTAGGCGGTGGCCGCGTTCTCGAATTTAATAACGGTTATATTCCAAAAGTGACGAAAGGAAAGAGCTAATGAAAATCATTCATACCGCAGATTGGCACCTTGATGCCAACATAGTAGAGGCCGGCCGCTGCCTAAAGTTTTTGGTGAACGAGGCCTCGCGGATCCAGCCGGATCTTACGATCATAGCCGGCGATATGTTCAACTCGGCCGATGTGCGCCTGGATTCCCAGGCCGCCCGCCTGGCTATGGATACAGTTTGGAAATTAAAAGAGTATTCCAGGTATGGCGTTATCATCTTAATCGGCACACCGTCGCATGACGGCCTGGCCGCCACTATCTTTGATGGGATCCCTAAAGTGATCGTCGCGGATAAACCTAACTCGATCATCTTTGATGTGCCCGACGTTGGATATGATAATTTTTTGGTTTCGGTCCTACCGCAGCCCACAAAGCAGTATCTTGAATCGGTACTCGAGGGGGATATTGAAGATTTAAACATGGCTATGGGCACGAAATTAACCGCGATCTGTACCGGTTTCGGCGCCTCGAGCGTTCAATATTCTGGCCCGCATATCTGCGTCGGGCACTTCTCGGTTAGTGGCGCCATGCTCTCGCCCACTCAACAAATGATCGGCTACGATATTGAGCTGTCCACATTTCAGCTAAAAATGGCTCGGCCTACTCTGTGGTGCCTGGGCCATATCCACCATGCCCAGGAAGTCGAACCAGGGATCCTTTATTCTGGATCTCTTTATCGCGTTGACTTTGGTGAACGCGCCTCGAGGCCTGGCTTTTGGGTCCATGAAATTATATCCGCCCAGGATCCAAAAGACGCCCTTAAATGGCTGCATGATGTTCAATCGGTCTTTATGGAAACGCCGGCCAGTACCATGAACAAGGTCAAGCTCGATCGTTTAGACGCGGATCCGGATGCACCGATCAAGATTGAGGATAGCGAGATCGAGGATAAAATGCAGATCGAGGTCAAATGCTATGCCGATCAAATCGAGGTTTTAGATTTTCACATTATCAAGGATGATCTAATCGCCAGGGGAGCTAAAGAGGTCGACGTAATTGTGCAAAGGATCCCGCGCCCGAATATCCGCAGCGCCAAAATCCTGGCCGTTGAGGCCTTGCGCGATAAGCTAATCGCCCGCGCCGAGCTCACCGATGATGAAGTGGCGCCAGGCGTATTGGAGAAAGCGGACCTGGTTGAAACGATGGAGTCCGAGGCGGTCCTGGCTATCATCAAAGGAAAATTTGCGAAAGGGGGATCTAAGAATGAAATTGATTGATCTGAAATTAAAAGGCTTTATCGGCCTTAAAAAGGGAATGGGCCTTGACGAGATCTCGCTACCGCTCGGGGATCTTTCCGGCCTGGTCGCTTTTGATGGGCCCAATGGCAGGGGCAAAACTACCATACTTGAAAACATGCAGCCTTTCCGGACCTTCGCCAGCCGCAGGGGCACTTTGAAAAAGCACTGCTTTGCAAAGGATTCTCAAAAAGAGCTCACGTTTGAATATGACGGCGATATTTACCGGACCTTAATCAAGATGGATGCACACACCACTCGACCGGATGAGGGCTTTATTTGGGTAAACGACAAGCCGGTGGTGGATGGCAAAGTCACCAGCTACGATGAAATGATAAAAACGATCTTCGGATCCTCTAACCTGTTTTTTTGGTCGATCTTCTGCGCTCAGAATTCCAAAAAGCTAACCGATCTGACAACCGGCAAAATGAAAGAGCTCTTTACAGAATTTTTAAGGCTCGATCGATACGCCGTTTATGAGGATACGGTCAAGCAGGCCCTCGGCATGGTGGCCGGCTTTGGCCAGGCTGCCGCGTCGACCGCGCTCCGGATCGATGAGGATCTGCAACAACTTAAAGGGATCCGGCCGGCCGAGATCATCCACGATGAAGGTGATCGCCTGGAAAAAAACCAGGCCATCTTTGAGGAAAACGAAAAGAATATCGCGCTACTGCAAAAAGGCGTTGAGGATGCAAAGGCGGAAATCGCGGCCAATAATGAAAAGGCCAAACAGCGCAAAGCCTTATCGCTGGATCTTGTCGCTGCAAAGCATGAGCTCACGGATCTATCAGAAGAAAAAGGCGATAAGCTGACCGCGCTCGCTGAAAAGCAAATGCACATTGATACCGAGATCAAGCGGATCAAGCGAATTTTAGGGGGCGCCCAGGCAATTAAAATAGCTGCCGATCGATGCTTTGTCATTGATACTCAAAGCAAAGCGTTGACCGGCGAGCTCGATATTGCATACAAGGCCCGCGAGAATCTTCAAAAAGAACGCGAAAACCTCAATCATCATGTAGCTGAAAAAGAGCGGATCCTTACCGAGTGCCTAAATAGCCCGCTGGTACTAAAGGCCGAGGAAAACCTGGCCGCCTTGCGCCAGCGGTTGATCGACGTTCAAGAAACGACGATTGAAAGGGATCCGGATTATACCGTCATGCAGGCCGAGATCAAAGGCTTAGAAAGCCGCTCGAGCGCCCTGGATAAAAAAGACGCCGATTGTATCAGTGAAAAATGCGGGCTCATTATCGATGCCATCCAGGCCGCTAAAGATCTCAAAGAAAGGCTGTTAGTTGTCAGCGAGTATGAAAAAGGCTGGCACCTGGGCCACCAGGAAAGTATTGACGAGATCCAGGTAAAACTTTCCGACGGCATTAGCCAGGTTGCCGCCTTAAAGGATAAATCCGGCGAGGAAATCAAAGAGTCTAAGATAAACCTATCGGGAGCAAAGGCTAAAGTGCAAATCATCGATGATGATTTAGAGCCGATAAATAAATCGATAGGCGTTAAGCTGGCTCAAAGAAAAACGCTTGCTGTCGAATTCGGTGATCTTACCGACCTGGCCAAACAGGCGCCGGATCTGGAAATCGCTACCGCCAGGCTCATAACCCAGGAACAAAACGAGGATGCTATCAAATCGGATCTGGCCGCCCTGGAAAAGGAATATGGCGCTAAGTTCATAGCCGGCAAGGAGAAGATCGACAAGGTAGCCGATCGCATGGCCACCATTCACGTTAATGAAAAAGCTGAAAAGGCATGGTCCGATCTTGTCCTCGAGCTAAAGAACGCCGGCCAGGACCAGGAGCACGTTTCAAAGTGGATCCGCGATTCTGAAATAAAAATTATGGATGCTCAAAAGATGCAAGAAAAGATCGGTGCCATGCACAAGGATCTTGAAAAGGCCCTGGCCGATCAAAACGTGGTGTCGACCGAGCAGCTGGATTGGAATTATTTAAAAGATGCCTGTGGCAAAAAAGGCTTGCAGGCCTTAGAGATCGACGGCGTTTCACCGGTTATCGAACAGTACGCCAATGAGCTGTTGATCTCAACATTCGGGCCCATGAATACCATTAAATTTCAAACCCAGGACGAGGATATGAAAGAGGTTTTAAATATCATCGTCATGGATCCGGACGGCACTGAAACGATGCTTGAAAACAAATCCGGCGGTGAAACGGTATGGATCCTAAAGGCTCTGCGCCTGGCGCTCACCTTGCTATCAAAGGAAAAATCCGGCCGTAACTTTCAAACGGTCCTCATGGACGAGGAAGACGGCGCCTTATCGCCGGCTAATGCGGTCAAGTTCATTAGCCTTTATCGATCAATGATGGATCTCGGCGGTTTTGATGATTGCTATTACATATCGCATAAGCATGAGGCCGTCGGATTGGCAAATCACCGGCTTGTTTTCGGTGAAACAGGCGTTGAAATTGACTAAAAACCTACAAAGTGGGGAAAAATAGGCTCGCTTTTTGAGCCTACCCCACGATCGCGGAGTGGTCAAAATGGCACCATTTCTTAAATTCATCGCGGTTAATTTTGGAGTCCTACGCGAGGATCACATTCTAACTACCTGGGGCCCTGGGATCCGGAGATCGTATCACCTGGGGCCTCTCAGCGTCGTATCTGATATAATTGTCTTATATGGCAGTAGTTTACTACACTTCCAGCACACAAAAGGCCTTATATCATTGACGCCAGAATGGGTGAGGGGGTACAATGAAATTGAAACCAAGATCTGAATACGATGAACAAGTGGCTATTTTTCAATGGGCTATGGTTTACCAGGCTACCTGGCCGGATCTATTCTTAATAAATGGATCCATTATGGGTGGCACTGGCATGAGGCCCAAAATCTTAAACAAGCTGGCAAAGGCCGGCATGAAGAAAGGAAAGCCAGATATAAACTTACCGATCGCTCGCGGGGGATACATTGGGCTATGGATCGAATTAAAGCGCAGAGGGGGCCCAGATCCCTCAGAGGATCAAATCAGATGGTTAGTAAGGCTAAACGGTGCAGGGCATCTTGCGGTTTGTTGTAAAGGATCTGACGCAGCCATCCGGACTATAAAACAGTACGTTACCGGCGAATTAGTCAAAGGAGAGGTTTCTGATGCTATCCAAATTAACGAATCAACAGGGGTTCACCCTAATTGAAATGGTCGCGGTCATGGTAATTGTAGGCATCATGGCCTCGGTCGGAGTTGTAAAGTATGAGCGATTTACCAAGACCGCAATCGAAAATGAATTTTATATCGCGCTGCGCGAGCTCAATGTGAGGGAGTCTTTACATTTTTTTGATGCTCGCCTATCCGATACATACATCGATGATGAAAACATTTTCGATCGGATTAATTTTGACCTGGGCGCCGCTCGATGGCGGAGCGGGCCGGCCAGTACCGGCGGCCAGCTGCAAATTCAAGGGGCGGTCGCGGTTTTAAGCAGGGCGGAAAGTAGCCGCGCCGGTCCGGCTCAATGGACAAAATGATGGATGAAATACCTAAACACGTTGGAATATTTGCCGGCTCAAAGATATATTATGCGGATCCGCATGATATGGAAAGGGCTAAACGGTGGGGTAGGCTCATTCACACCGAGAAAGGCCTGGCGTTTTATATTTGGAATAATGTTACCTACGTCGCGCCGATCGATGATCCGCCTATGCTTCAACTCCTAATCGGTGGAAAGGGCTCTTAGCGGGCCCTTTCCGCCGCCTTTTTCTTTAAGAATTTCCGCCTGGTTTCATAGCGCAGTTTGCGGGGTTCTTCCTTCCGATAAGTTAAATCATACCATTTGATCGCTCTTTCCAGCGTTTTGAGTTGGGCCGGATTTAAGTCTTTTTTAAACTTGAACCGGTCCATTTTTTTGACGCCGGCCAGCGGGTGAGATTGTTTGATCGCCTGTTTTAAGCTCGAGGGCTTTCCGCCGAGGTCGTAATATTTCATTAGATACCGCTCGGCCGCTTTGAAATCACCGAATTTTAACGCCTGCTTGTAATAGTAAAGCGCATTTCCTCTATTGGTGGGCTTGCCATACGATACCTCGATACCTTTATCCTTTTTCCAATCAAAGATCATATTGCGCGTATCATAATAGGCCTGCTCGCCTGGATCCGAATTATAAACCACCAGCCTTTCCAGGTCTGAAAGGAAATGAGTCGCCATGCTTTTGCCTCGCCCAGGCCTGCCCCTGGCCCGCCGGTAAATGGCATCCAGGCTAAAGGTTCTTAAAATATGCTCTTTTGTATCGCGGATCGGTCGCGGGCTAAAGGGATCCGGATAAGTGGCGTATCCGGTGGCGGCCTCCATGAGCATTTTAGGCTCTGGCCGGATGGCATGAAACAACCTGGTTACTAATGCCTTTGGCACTTCGATCAATTTCTGTTGGATCGTTTTTTCGCCCTTCCATAGCTCCTTAACATCTTCCGGAAAATCCTCTAAACCGAAAAAGCTCAGTGTATCTGATAAGGCGCCCTGGAAACGGATTGACATAATAGATCCATCCTCGCGCCGGCCTAAGATTAAATGCAGCTGCCGGCGTCCGGATTTTCCAAATTCTTCTTCTTCCTCTGGCCACAATAAATGATTGTAAATATTGATTAAGGTGTAAAGCATGGCCGCCTTTGCGCCGTATGCGAGCCCTTTTGTAAGTGCTTTTTTGGATGCAATCGCCAGCGGGCGGGCGCCTGGCTCTCTGCCCTCATAGCGCACATTTCGCAGCATATAGACATATCTTGGTGAATTGATCTCCATCCATGAATAAAAAGGCATCAACCGTTTGCGGATCCACTGGCCCGAGCTGCTTATATTTCCATAATCACCGACCAGCTCGCGGGATAGTTTGGCCGCTCGCTCTGTATCGTTCTGAATCGCGTCTATTTCGTCCGGCTTGGATGCACCATACACCCGCTTGCCTTTGGCTATTTCTTGCTTAAAATGCCTAAATGCGGCCAGCCTAAGTATGTTTTCCCTGGTGGTGGTGGCGCCTTTGGCCAGCTGCCAATAGCGCATAGCAATATTGGGCTTTTCACCCATGATGATTTGACGCACAAATTTATCAGTGCCCATCTTTTTGGTTATTTCTTCAACCTCTTGAACGGCCCAACCGGATCCGGTCACTCCTAATTTGCGGGCTAATTGTAGCTCGGCTTTAACGGCCGCGCCGGCCTTGCCCTTATTAAAGGCCCTCAGATCTCGCAGTGATTTAAAAAATCCTTTTAAGATTTTCGGATTATAGGCCAGGGTAATGTCAAGATCGCCGCTCATGTTGTTGATATTGTATTTCATAACGCGCATCGGATTAATGAGGATATACTGTTTCCACATTCTAAGGGATGCCTCGGAGATCCGGCCGACCATGCGCTGCTCGATCTGCGCTTTGAAATTATCTAAGGTTTCGGTCAGGCCTGTGGGCATCACCCATATAATATCGCGGCCTTTAGCGAGGATCTGTTTTACATCATTGTCTTGCAGATCGCGCTCGCCGGCAATCACCTGTTGCAATACATTATCGGCCAGCGTATTGGCCCAAAACCAGCCTTTACCAGGCTCCGGTTTCCATTCCTCGTATCCTTCCGGTATGAGCTGGCGGAAAGTCAAAAAGTTTTTGCCCAGGGCAGTTTGAACGTGCTTATTTCGGGCATGAATATTTTTAAATATGGTGGCCGCCCAGGATGCCCCAGGTTGACCGGTCCGGACCAGGTAGGCCAAAAAGTCAAAATACCTGGCGTCGGAGATCCCCGCCGGCGCTCCCTCTAAATCTTCTTTTTTGGCCCGCTTGATCTCTGCGAGCTGGTCGATTATATCGGCAAATTCTGAATCGCCGCCGAGCTTGTCGTTAAATGCCATATTTTCAAGCTGGCTCGAGGCCATAGCGATCTTTTGACGATATGGAAAAAGCGGATCCAGTTTGCTATCGGCCATCACTTCGCCCACTGTTATCTCGGTTTTAAATTGAATTGATAGCTGCCTGGCCGCTTGTTTGTAAAAATTAGTTAAATTCTCGCGCTTGGCCTGGTCTTTAAGCTGGCCGTAAATATCCGCCTGGCGTTTGATCCGCTCTAAGGTTTTAGCGGTTTCCAGCTGGCCGAGCTGCTGTGATAATGCGGTAAATTCGGCCTCGATATACTCGGTGTTATAATCAAGTAGGGATCCCTTTCTGGCTGCCATCCAGGGCCGCCAGTGCTGCCTTACATCGGCGGATCCGGTCGACACACCCTTATTAGTGTCTTTCAATCCCCAATATTGCAAAACCTGATGGTGAAAATAATCCTCATGTTGCAGTACTTCTTTTTTGAGGATCTTAAATTTAACCAGCTGGCCGACCATGTTATCAATATAGGCCTTTCGATCGCTCAAAGCGGTGGCAATTTCCGGATGAATTTCAGCCAGGCGCTTAAATTGGGCATCGGCTGTCTGAACGTCTTGGATTGTTTTAAAGCCAAAAGGCAGGGTTTCGCCCTCGCGCAACATTTGATCGTTTAAAAGGCCGGTTTTAATATCGCGCATCATATCGGCCAAGATGATATTCATTGTGTAAATATCATAGGCATCGGTGCTCAGATCCTTGATAAAGTCTTTCATCTTTTCGGCTGTTATCGATCTTGCGTTTTCGGGGATCTCCTGGTGGATCCGGAGTATATCGGCCAGCTGCGCCCGCTGTTTTTTATTCTCGATCTTTTCTAAGCCTGGGAAGTGGGCCCGCTCCATTTTGAGCTCGGCCAGCTTTTCTTTTGTCGTTGCCATAAAAGAGCCCTTGCCCACACCTTTGGCCGCCGCCATGCGCCTTGCAACATCTTCGGGTAGGATCCCGCCGTAATCAATCGCTTTGCCGTATTTCTTCTTTTTAAATGCGGGGGTCTGGCCAGGAAAGGCGCTCACCCTTTGGCCGGTCAAAGTGAATTGCCGCGCTGCTGCAATAAGGGCTCTTATCTCCGGATTAGATAGTTTAATATCAAGATCTAATTTCCGGAGCCAGTTTCTAATCGCCGCCACAAGGCGATCATACCATTTTGATTTAATGCCGAGCTGCGCCTGGTTAGCAAACCATTCCTCGGCTGCCTGCATCTGACCATCCATAGTGGTTAGATCAAAGCCCAATTCCCTGCCGATCTTATCGACTTCATTCTTTTTGGCGATATAAAGATCTCGCAATACCTTAAAAACATCTTTCCCCTCTTTCCCCAGGGTGCCGCGTAATCCATGATGGCCGAATCCTTCATGCAAAATAGTGGTTACGATTTCCTCATTGGATCCAATATTATCAGCTACCAGGTAAATGGTGTTTTTATAATAGGCGCCGGTAATTATTGAATTCTCGCGGCCGTCTTCTTTGATAAAGTCCATGACTTCTGGCGGTAAGCCCTGTTGCTCTTTATATACTCTGATTTTCGGCCCAGGCGCCGCCCATTGAGCTGTGACGGTTTCGACCGTCGTATTAACATCTTCGACGGTTACAGGATCCGCCGGCGCTATTAGTTTCCTGGCAAAAACCGGACTATCACCTAAGATATAGTCAAAGGTTATCGGCGCCACTTTTTGATCTAAAATATCCTGGGTTTTCTTTGGGCTTGGCACTTTGCCCTGGTCCGCGAACGAAACGCCGTTGTGCCTAAACTCAAAGAGCTGCATCATATTGCCGCCGACGTTTTCATTCCACTCGGTTAAAAATTTCATCCGGCTATTTAATTCTGCATCGGTGCCTTTGGAATTGAATATAAAAACAGAGGCATTAAGGCGCTCGCCCTCGGCTATGATCTCCTTTAAATTTTCGCTTGCCGTTTGCCCTGGCGTAAACTCCACAAAGCCGAGATCGTTCAGCTTGTTATCTAAAAATAAATAGCCCTGGCGGTCATTGTAATATTTTTCTAAATGCGCTGTTAATTCCCCTGAATTACTAATCGGGCCGCCGCGCCTTTTGCCGCGCTCAATAAATCTTTCAACAATCGGTATTGTTGTCTTGCGGGTTGTTTTTCTAATTTTACCTTTTCTTTTAACGCTTGGCGCTGCTGAAATGGGGCTGTAAAGTGCCCACACATCGCCGCCCACAATGATATTTTCGATCTCCACTCCGCCGGCTGCCGCCATTTCAATCAGCGTGTAGGCCATAGCGCGATCCTCCGGCGAGGGGTCCGCCTCTGCCGAGGGGTGATTGTGGATAAAATAGGCCTTTGTCACACCTGGGGTATTGAATAGCCGGCCGACCGTTTCAACAATGGGTATGCCGACCGCTCCCCTGGCACCTTTGGCGATAAAATGCACTTCTTTAATATTGCCCTGGGCATCGACCGAAATCATATAGCCCTTTTCCTGGGCCTGCTCTGTGATCGGCTGTATAAAGGCCGCTGCATCTTCCGCGTTTGCAATAACATGGCTTTCAAAGCCCATTTCTCCGGTCGATCTAATTTCTACTTTCTGTGTCGGCTCCGGAAGTGCCTCGACGGCCTTTTCGGTTTTGGCACTTTGAGCATATTCAAGCAGATCCATTTGAATGGCTTTTTTGCCGGCCTGGATCTTTTTAGCAACCTTGCCGGCAAATTCGGCGCTGGCCTCGCTTAATGTTGTATCTGCTATCCTGGGGCCCTGGTATCCGCCGGCTATGTTTGTAACCGGCCGGTTTAACAGGATCCGGTCAAAAATCTTTTTATTGTTTTTTGTGGGTATAAAGACGCGGGTTTTAAAATTTATTTCCTCGATGATCGCGCCTTGCTTTTCTAACAAATCAATATCTCGATGGCCAAAATCTAAAAGCTCGATCCGCTCGTCACCGGATACCATTGATTTTTTAAATGCCCATCCGTTTGCCAGGGTTACGCGAGCGCCGCCCAGGATCTTAGCGCCCAAAACGCCTGACTTTACCTGGGGTGCATCGGCGCTCGCTCCCAAATTGGTAAGCACTTGATCTAAAACATTGGGGTGAATTACGCGGCCCAGGAGCCTTTCACCGGCGTCTGTTTCCATCCGGTAAACGGTTGCAAAGCCTACCAGGCGATCCCAAACGCTTAAAAGATCTCCGGTTATTAAATGAATATCTCGGTCGGTGGTTTCTGGAATGTTGGCGTATTCTGCCGCCCATATCCGCGCCGGTGAAAGATCGGGCTTATCGGCTAATTTAATCCATTTATCCTCATCGGTTAAAATACTTTCATCCTGGCGCTGGATCGTATCGTTTGGAGATTGCATTTTCCGATAAGCAATAATGGATCCGGTTGTAGTGGTTCTATCCCTGGTTTCGCCGGCCGCCCATACCCTACCGGATTTTATATTTTGATAAAAATTAAGGTGTGAAACGTCCTCAAAGGCAACTCGCCTGGATGGCTCGGTCACGCTAACACGCACATATTTTGTTTCCGCTCCGCTTTCCGGATCTGTATGCACAACTCTTTCAGACTCCTTTTCAACTGCCAGGCCGTCGATCGTTTCAATTCCCACATCGAGGGTGCCGGCCTCCGCGTGTGCCTGGATGATCCTATCGAGCCGATCGGAAATATCACCAAAAAATGTATTTTGAGAATTGATGGTCATTGAAAGCATCCGGTTTAAAACCTTTGTCATTTCCGGAAGTTCGCCCGTAAGTCTGCCGGTCCGCTCATCGACAATCTGCAATCCGGTCTGGTGTTGAAAATCCTCGGCGCTCATTTCCAGGGTGCCGGCAACCATATCCTCAAAGGTCTGTACCAGGGCCTCGCGGGCATAATCAGACTCTAAATTATCTCTGGCTTGAAAGATGCCCTGGGATCCGGCTTGCCGCTGGCCTTTGGTTAATGCGCCGAGCTGGTCAAGGCGCCGAGCGATCGAGGTCACAAAACGCTTTTGTGCTTTTAGATTGGTAGTAATAAGCGTGTATTTCGGCGCCTGCCTTTGGTTGGATCTGTGAGAGCGGCCCAGGCCTTGCACTGCTGTCGAGGCTTTCCAGCCTGGCTGCAATAAATAATGTTGTCGCAGCCTTTGATTTTTATATCGTTTATCGGCGTGATAGCTGACTCCGGTACCGCCGGCCTCAGAAAAAATCAAGATCTGTTTTTCATCATTTTTAAAGGCCTCAACATCTGCTTTAGCTTTTGCGAGGCTCCATTTTTGATTGATATACTCGCCGGTTTCCAGATCTTTAACCACTCTTGATTTTCTGCCCGTTACCTCGGCAATCTTATCAGTTCCAAAAACATTAAATAATTGATCCAGGGGAGAATCGGGGATCCGGAGTGCTCCGATCTCGCGTAGCATGGCATCGCGCATGGCTACTGCCTGCCTATTTTCAACCGGATCGCCGGCCTCGTCGCGGACTAAAACAGCATATTCATTTCCATCCTTATCGGTCCGTATCTCGTATTGTTCAATCGGAAAGGCCCTTTGTAGATATTCTGAAATTGCAATACGGGGGGTAAAGTCAAGGTCTTCCAGATCTTCGCCCTCTTGCCGGCGTTCAAGAGCTCGCTGGACCGCAGCATCATTAGTTTGTGTAAGCTGGATAATAACCGACTCACCATCTGCAATATTCTTTTCCATCTTCCTGATTAATGACGGCATCTGCATGGCGGTCATTATCGAGTCAAACACTCTTATCTGTGTGCCAAATAGCCGGCCTCTGGCCGCCATCTTTGCCCTGCCGGACTTATTGCCGTTGGTCAGTTCAAGGGCGGCCTCAGTGTTGCGCATGATGACTTGCCAGGCCTCCGCTAATTTGTCGTAAATATCGGTTTGTTCCTCGGTTAATTCATGCACTAAGCGATCATAGATGACACCATCATAAGAAAGCGACGGCGCCATATAAAGGCCCCTGGCTTTCATGCCCCTGGCGATCATTTCCATAGCGGCCAGGCCGGATTTATTAATCTCCGCGATAAAGGCCCGCTTGTCTGCAAAGGAAGTGCCCTCACCCCACAATCCCAGGCGCTCGGCATAGGCAAAATTACTCACTTTGGTGGCGCCGGTGGCCGATACATATATCACCCTGGCTTTAGGCAACATCGTTTGCAGCAAGACGCCGGCCAGGGCTTTGTCGGCCGTCGGCTTTCTGCCCCTGGCGCCCTGTTCTTGCATCGAGTTTGCCATATTGTGTGATTCATCAAAGGCGATCACTCCATCATAATCGGCGCCGGCCCATTCCACTATTTGATTAATCCTGGCCCGCATATCGTCAAAAGACTCCGGCTTATTCAGATTGATCTTTTTAAAGCCCTGGCCCAATGTCGAATAGGTTGAAAATAATATCGTGTTATCTCTATGTTTAGCTTTTACTTTTCCGCCGGCTGCTGCCGCTTTATTCAAATTGACCAGGGCCTTTGCTCCCTCGCTCCATCCCATTTCAATTATATCGCGGCTGGCGTCATTCAATAAGCTCTGCTTTTCAGTTAGCCAGATAGCCTTTTTGCGGCCCTTGTTCCAGTTATCCATCATAATAGAGGCGATAATCCGGCCCTTGCCAACTCCGGTGCCATGACCGGCAAAGGCGCCCATGCGGGTGCCATCCGGCAAAAATCGTTCGTGCGCCTGGCCGGCGTAAATACTAAATTCTAATTGCACATTGGAAATGCCGGCGCTCTTTTTCGTCGGCTTCAATATGTGTTTTGGTAGATCTGGCTTGTAGGTGGCCTTTGGTAAATCGGTATCGGACAGGGCGGCCGTTTCAACTAATGGCGTCGGGTGCGGCCTGGCGCCTTTGACTTCAACATTCGGCTGGTATTCCTCATATAATGAGGCCTTAATTTTTTCGCGCTTTTTCTTCCTGGCCTGGATAAGATCTTTTCTCACTGGCGCTGGTGCTCGCGCCAGATCCGGCCGGTCGGTTGTATAATAGTATTTAATCCAGTTTCGGCCGACTTCCGGATCAATATTATATTTAGCCAGGTTCACCAAAACATAGCGGATCCACTCTTTTCTTTCGCCTTTAAATTCAGTGTAATTTGCATCAAGTATTGGTTTGGCCTGCTCATAAGCCTGGGGATGCAATAAGGCCTCAAATGCAGCGGCCGGCTCTCTGACTTCGGCCGCTGCCTCTAATTGCGTTTTAGGAAAGATCTTGGTGGTAATGTTGTCAAGCGTCTGAATTGATCGCGGAGCTGCGCCGGCCTGGTTAATTAAACCGCCATAGGCCAAATAATCATCGAGCACAGCATCATAGGCCTCTAAAAAATCCCTGGCGTCTTTTTGATTGGCAAAGAAAATATCTTGTTCCAGGCCTGGCACATTCATTTCAATCGGGTCCGAATCTGCGATATTTGATAGGGGCTCGATTAATTGCTTTAATATGCCTCTCGTATCTTGGGCCTTTTCGGTGCCGTATTTGCCTATTTCCTCGGCCCAGGTCTGCGTCATTAAATCAAGTTCTTTGGCTTTGACAGTGGGTTTATATTCTGCGGTGGGTTCTTTGATATTGCCTATAATATTGGCAATAGCAGCGAATTGGCCTTGATCGGTTTTAGGTATCTTGCCCTTTACAGGCGGTTTTTTAGGTGCGGCCTTTTTGCCGCCGGCCGGTTTCGCGGTTAGATCTTCTTCCTCGATAACCTCATTAATAAGAGCGTCTAAATCATCTAAGCTAAGGTCGGGGGCTTCGGGTATCCCCTCACGCTCTCGCTCATCGCCTGGTCTAATTCGTTCACCAGGTCGCTCGCCAGGTCTTGCGGGTTCTCCTGGTTCGATTCCAGCTCCCTCAATCTCAGGTAGCCGGCCACCTGGTTCGGTTGGTGGTTCAATAGCTCCGCTAATTTCGATTCCAGGGGTTGCACCAGGTTCACCAGGCCGGACTCCTGGGCCCACACCAGGAATTGCAGCGGGTGGAGCTCCTGGGGGTTCGGCACCTGGCCGCTCTGTTTCAGGAATTTGCTCGACAGGCGCGACACCGGCAACCGGTTCAAGTTCTTCGCCTGGTTTATATATTGTTTGTCGGTCATTTCTAACGCCCTCCAATAATGGGATTAAGTCTTCGATTTTATCGACTTTTCCACTTACTAAATTATACGCCTGTGGGCCTGTTTTGTCAATGATTATCAAGCGATTATCAAACGTGGTGCCATACTTCTTATACTCCTGGCCAGATATGCCCACATTGGCCGAAACGGTGTAATCTTTTTTGATGCCTTTCCACCATTTTGTGAACGCCGGCGCGTTGTCTGCCATGCCCTTGCCGACGATCGCCACCAGGCGCCCGCCATCTTCTAACCTGGCCAGGGCTTGCTCTATTTGATCGGCGCCAAACTTGGTTGCTCGCTTGCCCAGGACTCGGCCGGCGGTCGCGGAAAAGGGCGGATTCATTACAATTACGGTGGGCTTAACAGTTTCGGGCAGTATATTATCAAGCTGGCTGGCATCCTCAGTGAAAACCGTTTTAAATCCCATCTCGCCCAATAGGGCCGCCCGCCGTTTGTCCAGCTCATTGACAACAATATTATCACCGACAATTTGCCGGCCAAAAATAGCAAGCCCGCCCACACCGGCCGAGGGTTCAAGGTATGCGTCATTTTCTTTAATGTTCGCTACCCAATTCGCCACATAGGCCAGTGGTGGCGGGGTGCTAAACTGTTGAAACTCTCCTTGTTCCCTGGTTCTTTTGGTCTGCGTCGGTAGTTTTGCGATCGTATCTTTTAACCATGCGATATTTTCGACCGCGTTTTCCGGATCCCGCATTGTGAGCTGGTCGTGAACATAGATATTAACGCCTTGCTCCATAGCATCATAGGCGTCTTTAGGCGTATATTTACCCTGGGCCTGGGTGCCGGCAAAATCTATATCGGCCTGCTTAAATAGATCTCGCCAGGTTATCGATTCATCTTTGACTAATTTTGTATTTATCCAATTAGCCAGCTTTGTGGATCCGGCCGCCTTTTCGTGCTCCGGAGCTGCCTTTTCAGCTGGCGCCGGCGCCTCGGCCGGTCGATATTTTTCAATTTCTTGCGTTGTGGCCAGGGCCAAGTCATAATCATTTTGGGTAAAATCCTTTTCGCCAGCTTGAAAACGCTGCATGGTTTCAACGGCTGTGTCAAAAACGTCTTGGATTTTTTCGGCCGTTTGGCTCTCGATAGGCTCGCCATAAAATACCTCAAAGGCGGTTTTCTTTTCTGCCGGTGCCTCGGCCTCTACTCTCCATCGGCCAGGCATCAAGGGCACAACATCTTTTTCAAGCACTAAACGCTCGGCATATCCGCCAGATACCGCGCCGACCAGCTCCATAAAATCATCCTCGGTCATAGCTCGCGGTGCATCTTCCGGAAAATAAAACTTGATCCCTTTATCCTCGGCCTGCTTAATCTTGCCGGCTAAAATGCCGGTGGCCTCGGTCCTGGCATCGTCGGTGCGTTTCGGCGGTTTTGCGATTACATCGGCATTTCGGGCCTGGATAAATCCGAGCCTGGCTGCCGCATAGTTAGGATATTGAGTAATGGCTACAACCTCGCCGGCGTCTTTGTCGACCACTCTAACCGTTGATTGTGCGCCTGGGGCTGCATCGGCGGTCGGTCGCCATAGCTGCGTTAATACGCCGATATTCTCGCCTTTGGCAATCAGCTTGCTTTCTGTTTCTCTGATACTGCGCACTGTGCCGATTTCATCATCTAAAAACGGTAACTCAGCCAGGGGCTTTTCTTCCGGCGCTGCCTCTGCCGGCGGTGCCTCAACTTTGGGCGCCTCGTCTACGATCCGCCGGATTAATACGCCTTTGGTGCCAGTGGCTTTAATCCCTAATATTTGCGCTGCCTCTACCAGGTCCGGCTTTGAAAATGCGGTTAGCTGCCGGTGCGATAAATCGATCTCGCCGCGCTGGATCCGGCCGGCCAAGATTTCGCCATCGGTCTTAGTGGTGATAGTGGGCGGGGGAGCCTCGACCGGCGCCGCCACTTCTGGCGGAGCTGCCAGGTCAATTTCAAAATGTTCTTGTAAAGATTCTTCCTGGGTTTTCGGCTTAAACATCTGTACTTGCTTTTTAGTATCTGCCGCCGCGTCGGTCGCGTATGCTTTCCAGCGTTCTTTGTGCCTGGTGGGCTTGTCTTTGATAAGCAGATCCGCCAGCTTTTCGGTAACAACCGTATATTCGGGCTTGGCTTCAAATAAAGGTTGCTGTGCTAAAAGATCTCTGACGCTTAGATCCTGGGCCTGGGCTGCGGTCGCCAGACGTAAACCCTCTTTAAGATCCGACGTTATATCCCATTTGCCGCCTCGAGCCTTAACCTTTGCCAGCTCGGCCAGGGATTTTTCAATCTTGTTTAGGTGGGATTTTTGGGCGCTATTGATAAGATCGAGATCATCCACAATATTACCGAAAATGGCCAATTCGATTACTTCTTTACCCCTTTTGTTCAACAAATCGCCCTTTTCGTTCAAATATACGTTCTTTTGTGTCGCAGAGATCGCGCCATCATCGATGAGCCAGCCGAGGATTTCAAGGCCGTCTTTCTTGCCCAGGAGCTCACGCAGTGAAATTTCGCGGTCGGTCAACCGGATCCCTATTTTTTCCATCGTCGCCGGCTTTATCGCTTTGCCCATCGAGGCGGTTTCCGCTGCCTGGCCCATGCCCTGCGTCATGGTTTCGTTGAATTCTCGCGCCAGGGCCCGCATTACATACTCGCTTTCAATCCGGATCCGGCGGATCAATACCGGCTGTTTCATCGGCTTTATATCTTTGGGCGCCAGGCCAAATTTAGAGGCCGCCGCTATCAGCTGGTTTTTATACCTGGCTGCCTTTTTAGGATCCTTAAAGGCCAGCTGGATTGACATAGTTCTGGAATTTCCGGATATAACAAAATCGCTTTGATCGACAATCGGCGGGCCGCTGGTAGGCGTCGGATCATCTGAAAGTAAAATCCGAGGATCCAGCTTGTTTGCATTTGTTATAACTTTTGCTTGCTCGGCGGTATCAGAATGATAGGCGCGTTCCTGTATCCCTTCCGGATAATCGCCGTAAGGCTGGAATGTTTCGGGGTTGTGGCTTGGAAAGAGTGTGCCGGCCTCAACTACCGTGTAGTGTGCTCGATGGCCCTCTGCATTTTGCGGTGTTATGATCCTGGTTTCGGCCTTTTTTGATATGGGCTTTGGATAAAACTTTTCCGCGATCGGCCTAAGTTTATCCAGCAAATCATCCATATAGGCCGCTTTGCGTTTGAAATGATCGTATTTTAAGACCGGATTCTCAGTGACTCCTTTTTCCTCTAATTCCTTTGTGTAGGCGTTTGCCTCGTCGCGCTTATCAACAATCCACTGCCGCGCTTTGTCAATCGTTTCATAGCTGCGGGGATCCAAAACGCCCAGGGCTATCTTGACATAACTTTCCTCGACTCCACCAGGCTTGACAAATTCCTCCCAGGGTTTCGCCGGCAAAGTGGCCTCTGGCGGGCTGGTGGGCTCCGGAGTGGTTGCTCTCTGTGGCGCCACCCTGGGCCCGCCCTTTAAGTCCGGTTTTTCTTCTGGCACTGCTGGCATTTCCGGCGGGGCTGCCTCTAATTCTGCCGGTGGCTTTACGGTTTTGCCGGCCTCGACTTCATAGCCCTGGCGCCTTAATAATTCAGCGTAAAATTCATTTAAAGGATCAAGCGGATCCAGGGCCCGATCGGTGGCATACTCCGCGATCGTATTAATGCCCAGGCGCTCCATATCGGCTGGAATATTGGCCACATCTCGCTCAACCTGGGCCCTGGCCTCGGCTAATTGTTCCTCGGCGCTCATCTTATCCCAGGCTTTTAATCCGGCCATTTTTCTTAACGCCGGCATAACGCCTTTAACGGCCGCCTGGTTTTTTGCAAATTCTCTGACAATCCGCTGCGTTGCTGCTGCACCTTTGGGCAGGGCGGGAGCCGGCGGGGGGGGTGCCGCCGGCTTTGCGGGTGGGGCTGCTGCGGTAGGTTCTTCAAACATATCCTCGGCCGCTGTGGCCGCGCTCGGTCGATCTTTAAACATTCCCAGGCTGGCACCTTCGGGGCTTACAAGTTCAATTAAGGTGCCCTCCGGTAATTTATGCTCAACAAGGCCCGCGCCTGTATCCAATATAAAAGAGGGCTCGCCGGCTTTGGCTGCCGGTGCCGCTTTCCATCGAGGCCCTAATTTTTTTACCGGCGGGGGAGCTGCCGGCGGTTTCTCTGGAACAACCTCGACTTTTTTAGGTGGCGCCGGCGGAGCTGCCTTTTTCATTTCAAAGGCTGCCAGGTCCGCCCGCATGAGCCCTAATTTTTCTTTAAGGGCCATATCTTTGTCTTTAATCAGATCGAGGACCGATTTCTTTTGCTCCGGCGATAAGCTGGCCACTAAATCATTATATTCTTTTTTCAAGGCCTCCGGCTTTTGTGCCTTTTTAATAATGCCGGCAATCTCTTTAAAGGGCTCGCCTTTCTTTTTGGCCTCGAGCGCCTGGGCATATCCCTTGATAACAGTATCGACAAAACGCTGTGCCTCGGCCTTAGTTTTATGAGCTCGGCCAGATAATGTGAACGTGGCGCCTTTGGCCGCGCCGCTGGTCACTGTCATTTGCAGGCCGACCGGTTTCTCGTTCTGATAGATCACATTGTCAAAGCGGATCTTAGCGCCGGACTTTTCGCCCATTTCATCGGCCAGGGCTTGAAAGGTTTTGCGCTTAGAGGGCGCTATCCTGGTCGGTGCCTCGCGCTCGGCCTCAACTTGCGCCACTCTGATAATACCCTCCGGAGCTTTCGGGGGCGCTTTTGCCGGCGGGGCTTTTTCGGGTACCAGCGCCGTTACTGGCTCTGCGGGCACTTCGACCGCCGGCGCTACTTCCGGAGCCTCGGCCGCTGCGGCCTCTAATTCTTCCGCCGTAAATTCGGCTGCGACTTCCTCGGCCTCGATGCCCTCGGCTCCGACAAATTCCCTGGGCGCTGTGGGTGGGATTTCCTCGGCCGGTACTCTTTCGGCTGCGGCCTCTGGCGCCAGGTCTTCATCTAATAAAATATCCTCGGCCGTCTGGCCGTCATAATCTTTTAAAAGGCGGTCTATTTGATCGCGGGCCTCTTTGCCGGCTGCCTCGACTTTTTTCTTGGCTCTGCGCTCGGCAACCACTCCATAACCGTATTGAGTAGATGCGGCCGGTCCGCCTAATACTGGCTCCATTACCGCGCCGATCCGGCCTTGTTCATGCACTCCCTCGAATAAAGACCGCTCGGATCCAACAAATTGGGCCGCCGCGTTTGACACCATTTTCTGGCCGCCTTCCTCAACATAACCGGCGCCAGATTGTTTTGCGGTCCATAAAGTCGGCCTGGCCACTGCCCAAACGCCTTTTTTTGCTAATTGGGCGCCCTTTTTGCTCATGGCTTTTTGTACGAATAGCCTGATGAGCTCGCGCTTCATGGCCTTTTTGCCAACATTCTTGCCAAAGTGTTTCAGTAAAGCAGGGCCAAAACCTAACCGCTCACCCAGGCCCTCAATAAATGCTGATGGTATAGCGCCAATCAATGTGAGATCCGACTTAACCTCATCGGGCACCTTGATGCCCTCTCTCCTTTCCAGCTCCGTTAATTCGGCGTCGATTTCTTTAACAAATTGCGGAAATAAAACCGCGCCGGCCATTAAGGTGGCCAGGCCAGGGCTTTTGGTGGCGGTCTGCACTCCCATGTAAGTGCCGATTGATAAAAATGAATTGACAATATTAGTTGAAATAGTTTCACCCCAAAAGATACCAGGATATTTGACTTCGCGTTCTTCCTGGTCTAATTCTTTCCAATCATCGGGGAGTTTATAGTCTGGATTGTCTTTATAAAACTGCTCAATATCTTTTTGAACATTCAAGTTGCGCTCAATAGTTTTTTTGCGCAATTCCTCCATGTTTTCGGGCGGATTAGACCAGGTTACAATATCATTCGGCCGCTCCCTTAACATGGCGCCGTGTTTTTCGGCCTCGGAAAAAATCAAATCATCTACTAAATGGCCAGTTCCCCACAAATCGGATGCCTCTTGCTGGAATCTGACTTTATAGGCCTCTTGTTTTTGAACATTATCGGGGTGCGCTTTTTTCGCAATTTGATCTACTACTGAGTCCAGGCCTTTTTTTTGCTTGGTGTCTGCCTGTAACCATAAATAATAATTCGTGGTATAAAGGCCTTTCTGATATTCCTTAAATCCGGTATAGCCACCAGGGCCCATACGGCTGCCAAATTGGTTTGCAAAGCTCCCGCCTGCCTCGCCGGTTAGATCCCTTTCTGCGTTTGAGTCTGTATCATCAGCATAGCCGGCGCGTAATTCGTGCAGCTCTCGCGGATCCTCGATCCAGGGCCCCTTGCCCTCTGGAAATTGAAAATTAGGATCCTTCTCTAATATCCTTTTCTTAGCCTCATTAAGCGTTTTTTGGTGCCGCTTTTCTCGTTCCTTGCGTTCTTTAGTCCAGGCCCTTACGTCTTTTTTTGCATCCGACCAGCGCCAGGGCTCGGTATCTGCAATTAACGGCCGGCCGGTTTCCGGATCCACTGTCGGCCCTGCCGGCGCCTCGCCGGTTTCCTCGGCCGCTTTATCGGCCGCGAGCTGTTGCTCTAACTCATCTGCTGGCCGGCCCTCTAACTCGGCCATTTCCTTTTGATAGGCCTGTTCGAAAGGAGTAATCGGCCGCTCTGCCAGTTCCTCTTTAAGTATGGGCTCGCCCAACTGCCCAGGGGCGGCCATGAATTCGCTTGCCTCGCCTGGTCCTGGGATCCCTAAAGGCTCTCGCTCCGGTGCGACTCCCTCGCGCTCGGCTCTCAAATCCTCTGTTAAAGGCGTTGCCGGTTTTACTGGCTCCTGGGCCTCGATGGCCTCTTGCCGGCGCTGTTCTGTTTCGATCTCTGCCGGCGGTACCTCTTTTGGTGTAAAAAACTCTTTCGCCCTGGCAAAAATGCCCTTTTTCTTTTTTTCTTCCTCATCCTCAAAGGGGTCATAATCGAGGGGATCGCCGGAGTGATAATCTCCAACATCTTCAAAAGGATCGTAATCAAGTGATTTGCCTGTTCGATAGGCCATAATTCACCTACTTAGTAGCTAATATTGGCTTTGAGTATTTTCCTGTTTCCGGATCCAATTCATACCAGGCTTTAGTTTTCGGGTGCTGCTTTACATCTTTCTTAGAATAGCCTGGCGGTGTGTTTTCGCCGGCATAGATCTCATTTCCGCCCTTATCCACATAAACATCTCGTTTTTCGGCCTTGCCCTCGACTCCGCCGGTGATCTTCTCGCGCCGCTTATCGAGTTTAGCCTGGCGTTTATCCAATTCGTCCGGATCCACACTTTCATTAGTACGCGCCTTATCGATTCGACCTTGCTCGGCCTTTATTAATGCGAGCTGGTGTTTTTCGCCTTTGCGCGTCCGCTCTTTTTTCGTTTCTGCTTTCTTTTCGGCGGCCTCTAAACTTTGCTTGTTCTCAGCCTCCGGATGGAAAATAGCAAGGTATTTAAGAAATTCATCGTCATTGGCAAAGGTTTTAGGCTCATCCTCACCAGGAGATTCAACCGTGACAGATCCATCATCATTAAAAGTAACCGCCGGCCCTGGCAAAGCCTTTTCGCTTTCCGCGCCGGTTTTCGGATCTCGGCCGACGGTAAATTTTCGGTGCTGTCCTATTACCTCGCCGGTAACTGGATCCGTTTCCTCGACCATTTCCTCTTTATACGCTGCGAATTCTTGCGACTCTTTCTCACCCTCTGGCATATCCGGACTTAACGCCGCCCAGGCTTCCTCAACAAGGGCTTTGTTGTGGGATGCCGCGCCTTGTAATAGGCCTCGAAAAGCCTCAATCCGGTCCTCTTTTTTCTTAGATCGCTTAAACATCTCGGCCGCTTTTTCGCGTTGCTGCTGCTCGGTTGCCATCCTCGAGGCGTGGGTTTCCGCTGCGCGTTCTTCTCCCACTGCCGCTTGCTCCGCCTGGGCCTCGGCCGCTTGTTGCTCTGTGGCCATTTGTTCACGCTCTGCCATCTGGCCCGCCTCATACCGGCGCTTTTCTTCGGCTGCGGCCTCCTCTTGATCCTTGCGAGCTGTATATTTTTCATAGCTCGAGGGCCCGCTGCTGCCTGCAAATCTCACGGATCCGCGCTTATTGCGGGCCTGTATTCGATCAATCATGGATCCCAGGCCTTGAACGATCGGCATCATGCTCCGGCGATCGCCGGTGGCTAATCCTGTTCTAAATCCAGATGCAAAACCCATTTTATTTACCTCCCGTTATTTGTTAAATCTTAACGATTTCTTGCGGCGTATGAACCGGCACCCCAGGTTTTATCATAATTCCTTGCCAACTGTTGTTGATATACACTGCCGCCGCTCTGAGTTGTCGGCATGGCGGATCTGCCGGAAATTGGATCATAGCCACCCCGCATGGCCATGCCCGAATAAACGCCGGCCGCCTCGCCCAGGGGAGCTGTTACCGTTTCACCCATACCGCGAGCTACCCCGCCAGCTGCGCCGGCCATAGAGCTGATTGCCTGGCCGACCCCTGCTTGCTGCCGCATTTGTGACTCGGCTAAACCGGTGCGTTGTTGTAGCAGCTGGCCTTTTAATCCCTGTATATCGGTTGCGACTTGTGCGGTTTTCGATGGATCGATCAATCGCATGGCCTCGCTGGTTACACCGGTCACGCGCTCTTTTTCGCCTCTGCGGGCCTGGGTGCCTACCTGGGCCTTTGCCAGGGCCTCTGCCCCCTGGATGGTATTCATAGCAGATCGGCCCCTGCCGGAAGTGGGATCAATGCCCAGGGATGCCATACGCCTTTGCTCTGCCTGCCGGCCCATCTCCGCCTGTGCGGTTACATCGGCCATAGCTCTGCCGGCCGCTCCCTCATAATCTGGCTGTGCAAGGCTGGTTAATTGCCTGCCGAGCTCGCGCCGTTGCGTCATTTCCTCGCCGGCCATTTCGATAGCCTGGTCCGTAAGCCCGCCGAATTTTCCCTTGATATTTTCCCATTCGGTTTCAAGATCCTTAGACAGACCGGAAAAATCAAACGTCTTGCTCTGCATTTTATCGATGGCCGCCCATCCCTTACTTACGCCCTGCATGGCCTGATTATACATTCCCTGCGTTGACTTCAAAGACTTGCTCCACATATCCATATACTTTTTAGCCAGGGGCGCTGCCGATTTCGCCGCCGCCATTTGAGCTGCTGCCTGCGACTCGCCTAACTGCATTTCCCGCGTCATCATCTGCATTTGCATATCTTCCATCTGGCGGGCGCGGAGCCGATCCGACTGGCGCTCTGCCTCCGCTCGGTCGCGCTCTGCGGCTCTTTGTCTTAGATAGCGTGCTGTTGACACCATTTTTAGCCTCCAAATTCACCTTGATCGTGTTTTAATTCCCAAATAGAGGTAGCCAAGTCAATTCGTTTGACCCGCTCCACATTTCCCTCGATCGTGAAATAATGGCGCCTGCCTCGATAGCCTCCTGGCAATTTGAAAATTTCGGTTGTGTATAATTGCTTGGTGTGCCGGAGCACATCATTTGTATACAATTTAAAAATGATCTCCAATTCGCCGGCATATACAGGCTCCGCCGGTACTTCCTCGAGATTATCGCCCGCGATCGGATAAAGCGCATGCAGATACCCGCCCTCGTTGCCGCCGATCGTGCCGAGCTGGCCGGTAGCAAGTTTATCCAGGTTTCTTTTTATAATGGCCTCGCGGTCCTCGATCGCTTGCGCGTATTCATCCAGATCGCCGGTAATAAAGATAATCCGCGCCGCTGCAAAGCGGAGCTTTTTAGGATATAGGAATTCCTTTGACTTCCAAAACATATTGCCGAGGGCCTGGGTTTCGTCGCCCTCCCACTGCCAAATAGCATTTGCAAAGCCCATATTTAGCTCCTAAGTACCATCCAATTAAGCACATAATTAACGGAGTTTGTTGCAGCTGAAAACGTCGCGGTAAAGCCGGTGGTGGCCTTTGCTGTGATAACCGGTACCAAAAAAAGCGGGCCGCCATCGACCGTGTTTTCCATCGTGCAAAGCACCTGGTAATTAGCGTCGGCATGAGCGGTGCCGAATGTTACCGCCACCGAGCTCACGGCGTTGCCGATCGCCTGGGCGCCGGTTTGATCGCCTTTCAATTCCAGGGTATCGGCGCCGACCGTCACCTTGACAACATTGTTATACCTCAAATCAACTCCGCCGTCTGGCTGTGCATCTATCATTGTGTGTACGGTGGGGCCTGTGACCATGCCCTGTATGTGCAAATCTCCGCCGACAAATTGATTGGTTATATAAATGTGACCGGCATCGTGAACCATAGTAAAGTAATTGCCGTCTGATCCGCCTATATATATTTTCGCATTTTCGGCTTTTAGCAGTGACCAACCATCGGACACTAACTCAACCAGGCCATCGGTGCCGGTGTCCGTTACCTCAACCTTTGTGTTTAAAACCTCGATTTTGGTATTGGTTATGGCTGCGATCGCATCGAAAACCGCCCCGCTGGTGGGTAGGTGCGTATCATCGTCGGTGAGCGTGGTTTCTATGTCATTGACCGCCGCGCCGGCTGCAAGTTGAAGACCGCCGGATCCGGTAATTTGAAATATTCCAGAGCTGGCAATATATTTAAGCGCGTCCGGATCTATGTCTGGCCCGATAGTTAAATCCTCGCCGGTGGCTTGAAAAACATAAAAATCGATCGTATCGTCACTGTCGCCCGCTGTGTAAATTCTTGATATGCCGCCCTGGGCGGTCGTTGATCCAAATATGTCTTGCACTCCGCCGATAATATTATCAAAACCGAGCTCTAAACCGCCGCGCATAAATACCGGATTAGCAGTATTGAAAAGCCATTTAGCATTGGCGCTATCATATTGCAGTGCGTCGTTGTCGTTGTTCGGACCGAGATAAAAGTGCCCATCGTCTACCCAAAAGAAATAATGATCCACTACGCCATCGGAGCTGGCGCCGTTATAGATCTTCAAAGATCCGCCGGTTAGTGAATTGCTGCCAAAAATATGAACCTGGGCCGCCCTAACATCGTCTTGGCCGAAATGTATCTGGCCGCTTGCCGGATAAAAATCAACCGAGGCCGCTGTAATATCTGCGATAACGGCACCATCGAGCTCAAAGGCAATTTGACCGGTGCCGGCGTCAATCACTTCAACCGAGGAATTACCCTCATGGATCTTATCGGCCTCTATGCCCGCGATCGCATCAAAAACCGCGCCGGAAGTCGGTAAATGCGTATCATCGTCAGTGAGCGTGGTTTCAATATCGTTTACACTGGCGCCAGATTTTAATGTCATGCCGCTTGAATTCAACTGAAATTCTAAAACTGCCGCGATCTCGGCGTTTATCGTGCCTGTTTGGAGCACTTCAATATGAGTGTCGCCGGCGCCGGTAGATCCTAAGATCTGCGCATCTGCTTTGATGCTCAACCATTCATCGGTGCCGCTCATTATCCTAAATGCTGGATCTGAGCCTATGCCCATTCTCGCGTGGAGCGCCGCCTGGCGCCCTATAAATATCGTACTGTTTGGACCGTCTAAATCTAAAACTAATTGAAGTGCTGCCGTTTCTCCTTCATAGACGGTGTACTCCTGGGTGAGTCTTTTTAGGCTTGCAATCAGATCTCCATCGATAGTGGTATCAACCTGGCCAGTGCCCGCGTCGATAACCTCAACGGAGCTATCGCCCTCAAAGATTTTATCCTCGGCGCCGAATGAGGCCTCCAATGTTACCAGCTTAACCCGCTTGTTTTGATCTTCTACCTCTGCCTCTAAGGGATCGATAACCTCAAATTGCAAATCATCGTGCAGATCGCCGCCTGTGACTTCTACCATCCCGCTTATTTTTAGATCGTCGGCCATGATATTACTCCAATAGTCTGTTGCCGCCTGCCTCGGTTAGCCTTACGCCATCCCTGGCGGGATACGCTGTGCCAGCTTCAAGCAGCCGGACGGTTAATACCCTGGGAATATAATAGAGCGTGTCGCTGGTTTCATCGTTAAATACAGCGGTCGCGTAAAAATCCAGGGTGGTTACATAATCCACAAGTCCGCCCTCGATCTGCATGACCAGGGCGCCTTGATTGTCGTCATTCTCTCGGAAAAAGGCGAAATACTTTGAATCGTGTATCTCGGAATTCATCGAGGCCGGATCAAACTCTTTCCATTCCTCTTTCGTGAAAAATTCCTTTGATACCACTCGGCCATCGGTGGGCCCGCATAAATAAAGGCCGTCTGTGGTCGGAAATAAAACGCCCTGGGGGATTGAATCAATGCCCCTTTTAGAAAGGCATGGGTGCGGATCCGGAAATTTTTGAGGCTGCATGACGCTTGGCTCCGTACCATAAATCACATACGGATTTTCTTCTGTGCCAACTACTAAGATATTGCCTATCGTTCCCAATCCAACTATCGGAAAATCGAGCGTTATTTGATAGGCTGTGGGCCAGGCATGCACAAAATTAGCCTCTGAAAAATAGATATTTTTGCCCACAAAGCCGGCGAAAAACCGGCCCAGGGATACAAGACCGATCATTCCATCGGGCGGGGGCTGGTTGTTTTGAGAAGATAAAGCCTCGGCCAGCTCGGTATCCAGCTTTGTATCGGTGTAAGTTGTGCTTGCCTGTGGGATCTGCGTAACAAATTGATATTGAGCGAATGTATCGCCGGTGTTTACTCGATAGATCCGCTTGCCGCCGCCGGATCCGTAAAGGATCTCCTTTTTATAGGCTCTCCATAGCACTGTGCCGTCTGTGGTATCAGCGTCAACAACTGTGCCCCAGGTTGGTTCTCCGCCGCCGGAAGTGCCCGCCTGCACACATTTATAAACGTGATCCACCAGGGCTGTGGGCACTATCCAATCTTCGGTCGTGTATGCTGTGGCGCTCTGCCAGACTAAAGACATACCGGTTAAAAAGACTTGTTGGGCCTGTAATGCTGTAACCGTGTTGGATCCGGCCGAGGGCGGACCTTCTTCACCCCAGGAAGTTACGACGGTCCACACATAGGCCACTACCCGCGCATCTCCGGATCCGCCGGCGCCCAGGGCTGCCACTGGCGCCACTGCCGGCGTCGGCACTCCCATTGGATAAAAATTGATCGGCATATCGCCGGCGCCTGTGGTGGCCTCGGTTTCGTTTGTCTTTTTCGGGATCCCATCGCCGGTATAATACAATTTGTTTTCAGTATCGCCCGCGATCGGCCCAGGCAAAACATCTACGTCGGCATCCCAGGTTAGCCAATATTGTGAAAGATATAGATAAATGGTGCGGACCAGCTCGCCGGTTTCCGCCGTATCGGCTAAAAGCTGATTAGCCCAGGGCCTTAAATGCCCCTGGGTAATCTTGACCATTCGCGCTATTTGAGCCTCATTAGGCTCTAAAAGGCTGGCGCCTACTCGCGGCCGGATGCCTCTAAATACTTGAATTTGCTCTCGCATGGATAAACCCTCTAAGTTTTCCCAAAAATTTTAAGAGTCGGCTTCATGTCATTGGGATGGTTGTCCAACCTTGAAGCTGTGGTTGTATTCTTCGGGGCCGTCATCGGCGGTGGGTTGGATATAAAATCATTGTCATAATCCCTCATGCAAATAATTAAGGTGCCAATGCCAACATAACTTTCAACCAAATTTATGCCGTAATCGTTAAACCAAAAATCGTGGCGGTTGTTAAACACAAAAGGGCCAACTTGATCCGCTAAAAGCTGTCCGGCAACCGCGCCATAATCCCCCACTGTGAGCGGTGGTCCGCCGGCGCTGCTCTGTTGAATACATCTTGCATTATTGGTTGAAACGATTTTGCACTGGACAGCTAAAAGCACTTCTCGAACATCTGTGATCGTAATGCCGCTCAAATCAAAATACATAAAAGTTCGAGCGATATTATAATTAAAAGCGCCCACATTACTTCTGTAACTTTGCTGGGTGCTGCTGGTCAGCGTGGTGAATACGCTTTGACCGGTGGCCGCGTTTCTAACCGCGTCATAATCCGGACCGGAGGGCCCATGAATGTGTCCATCGGCTATCGGTATCACTTCCTCTTTTTCACAATCAAAAAATTCAAGATTGCTCAATGCCACCTTGCCGCTAACAAATCCGCTCATATCAAATCTGCTAATATCAGCATCAAAGGGTGCTGGTGTGTGGGCTGGTAGATGATCGCTCGGAATTTCATACATTCTGCCGGTCGGGCCCACTTTAAGATTAGGAAAATTAACCATCTCGACCAGGGGCTCTTTTCGTAATGTAACATTTGTAAATCCCTCAACCGGCCGATATACTTTCATTAGCTGCGGCCGGTATCCATCCGACCAGATGCCTATCGGTAGTATCTGTAAGAAAGTGTCGGGCGGGTTATTTTCCCACTGGCTGCCGGTCCAAATTGCCGAGCCTGCATCCGGCTCCCAAAAAGTGTCATCAAATTGCTGCGCCCAACATGGCGGAGTGGTCACAAGCCAGACTTTAGAAAGAAAAGATCCGGTCGGGTTTACAAATTCTTCCTGTGGAAGACAGGGCTCGCCAGCGATTAAATGCCAATAAGGGCTAACAGCATCAAAGCTCTGCCACCAGCGGACCGCGCAGCCGGCGAATTGAAAAACCTTTTCGCCGGCATAATTCGGACTTAAAACGGCGTTGGGGTTAAAATCTACTTGCCTGGTGCCGTCGGGTTGAAAGCAGGCGTTATAATGGTCCGCGTGAGTCGATATAAAAAGCAGAGTGCCTGCCGGCCAATCCATTGAGCTGGTGCCGCCCTGGCCTCGAATAACTTTCAAATATTTGTCTGTGGTGCCCGAAAAGCTATTTATGAGATCTATTGCGACAATCTCGCGCTCGATCGGGCCTCTTAGGATCGCATACATGAGATCGCCGGACCGCGCATTTGATCGCATGAAAGAGTTAAAGTCTGGCCAGGGGATCCGGAGCTCGGTTTCTGAATCAGTGACCGGAAAAGTTAAATGTGATACTCCGCGATTATTAAATAGAAAACTCATGCTTTAAGGCCCGTTATCCCAAAAATCCATTTGTGAAATTCTAAAGGGCAGTGGTGCCCACATTCTAATACCCGCTATGTCCACCCAATCATTCAAATTAAATCTGTACCAATCAATTCGCCTGGAAAACCAATCATTAAACGCGCTCATTTTCATACCGATTTTGAGGTATCCGGCTGTGACCAGCCAGGGAACAGGACCGCTGGGCCCCTCCGATATATAAAGTTCGAGCCTATCAAAAGTTATATCGGCGCTGTATTCAGTAAATCTCACATATTGCAGGCGCCGGCCCCAATCCGGTGGCGGGCTCGGATAATTCGGGCAGGCGGTCCGGTTGTCAATCGTGCCTGGATTAATATACATCTGTAAATTTAAAATATACTTGCCGCCTAAAAAGCCTGGATCAAAGGAGCTTACCCATCCAGGCGGAGTGCCGCCGCCGCCGGTGCCCCAGGTGCCCTGGCCGGCTACCGGAGTCCAGCATATCTGATTATTTAAGGATTTCCATAAATCTGTTTGATCGGCATCGGCTACCTCGATTAATGTAATTTGGTTGCTGGCGCCGGTGCCGGTCCATACTCGGATCCCATAAATCTCATCACTCGTATATCCTGGGTCACAAGTCGGTAATTCAAATTCAATATCGGCGCCGGATGCCACATTTAAAAATGTCTTTGTGCATAATTGCCATCCTGGCGGGCCTGGGCCCATATCAATTTCCACCCTGGGCAAAACAGAGGCATTGCCGGTATAAATTCTTAGGCCTCGGATATTAACGGCTGAAATCGGCCAATTTGCTCTTAGATCCGGTCCGCCGTTTCGATAAACATCAAAAGTATGGATCAAATTAGGCGGATCATCATTATTTGATTGCCAATAATATTGAGGGTTAATAAAACTTTCGTGGCCGTCTGGCTGCCAATATTGCGGGCCGGTCGGGTATCGCTCCTTTGTGATCGGTAGCCAAGTTGGAATAATCGCCGGTGCAGGGATCCACACATCTGAAATAAAAAAACCGGTCGGATTTTCAAAGAGCTCGCCCGCGCATGGCTCGCCGGCTATTAGGTGCCAGTAAGGATCAACCGGCGTAATTGCTTGCCACCATCGGACCGCGCAGCCAAGATCTTGCATGATCTTCTCGCCGGCATAATCAGGCGATATAACGCCATTGGGATTAAAGCCCACTGTGCGCTCATTTCCGCGCTGTATGATCGAGCTGTAATGGTCCGCTGTGGTTGATAAATATAAGAGTGTGCCAGCTGGCCAATCTTGCGCCACTGTGCCGCCCTGGCCGCGTTCACATACCAGGTATTGATCCGGCGGATAATTACTTTCATCCGGAATAATCTTGACAATCTCGCGCTCGATCGGACCGCGCAAAATGCAAAACATAAAGGCGTCGGCGCCGGAGCCAAATCTATTGAATTGCTCAAAATCAGCTAATGGGATCCGGAGCTCGGTTTCAGTGTCAGTGATCGCCTTTTCCAGGTGCGACACTGCGCGATTATTAAAGATAAAGGGCATTAAGGCGCCTCAGTTATTCCCATTTCCAGCCAATTCATACCGCTTGTGTGTTTCCACCACTTACCATTTACCGAGTTGTAGACTTCCTCGCCAAAATAATTGGCTGCCAGGGATCCGTCCGGATCCTCGGTCACAACTCGATTTTCGCCTTTCTGGAAAAAGAGCTCTAACAGCTCGCCGCTCATTCGGAGCTCAAAAGCTGAACCGGTGTCAAACGATTGCGGGCTGGCCGATCTAATCACTGTGCAAATATCTCCGGCGCGATCGGTGCAAGTTACCCACTCACTTTTTGAGCCCTCGAGTATAATCGCCAGGAATTGCTCGCCAGCTCCCAGGGTAGGAAACAGGGCGCCGTCGCCGGCCTCTAATGTGATCGACGTATCGCCGGCGCCGATCGCATTTTCCAGCTTACCCTCGGCATTGTTTTCAAATTTGTAAACAGGCATAATTTACCTCTTAAAAATCAATGTATCTGGTTGTGAGAATATCCCTGGTCCGGTGCCTCACAAATCCGGAAAACTTCTTTTGCCTGGCCCCTAAAAAGGATTCTTCAAAACCCACTCCATGAGCACTGGCCAGATCCGGATTAGTCCAGGGCTTATTTCCAATCAACAGTAGATCCGATAAGGCGCCGGCCATGATAATCTCTTTATAGTGAGTCCATAGGATTTTAGGCACTGTTTCGGCCCATTCGAAAGGCATGATATTGATCCAGACTTTAAGGCCGGCCGTTATATCTACGTCCGGAATGTAAGTTAAACGCATCTTTAAGGCCTGGCCTACCCAAGCCGCGTCGGGATCATCGGCCGTTTGGCTGCGCCAATCGTCGCGCTCCAATGGGTTTGCATCGATGGCCAGCTCAGATATTACCTTTTTCCGGTAAAAAGTATCGGTGCCGGACGCATCGCTCATAATTTCATAATGATCGAGGCTCACCATTTCGCCCAGGGGGCTTGCCAGATCATACTCGGCCTGGTCAGAATTGATATTTAACAGTTCCAGCTCGACGGTCCAGAGCTCAGTTTCCCTAAAAAAAGTCCTGGCCGCGTCTAAAATGGCCTCTTTAATCTTAGGGTTTGGGCACATCGGCACGTTTGGCCAAATATGATTATACCAATTTGAAACAGGCACAAAGCCAGTGCCTACCGGAGTTACCGGCGTTCCTTGTGTTAAACCCATTAGCTCACTACCTCCGTATCCGGATTTTCAAAGTTAAAGCCACTTTTCTGGCTCCATAAATAGTAAGTGCCGGCATCCAGGTAAAATGTCACATTTCCGAAAGCATCGGTTTTGCCGCTGGCTACCACATTTGCGCCTGGTTCATCGGTCGTTACCCAAACGTCAACATCACCGATCGGATTTCCGCTTACCTGGTTTGTCACGTTATAGACAAAGGTAAGTGCGCCCGCCGGCGGACCGCCGCCCACTGCTGCCAGGATTAAGGCCGTATCATCTAAAATATCGCTGGTATCGCTCAAAATGGCCGCTGTGTCTGTGAGTATATCGCCGGTATCCACAAGAACATCGTCAACGTCACTCTGCATGGCCGTTATGCTGGCCGGAATTGTGGTGCCAGTGTCCACCAGGATAGCATCGACGTTGCCATCCACTGTGGCCAGTGCCGCCGCTGTGGCCAGGGTGGCCAGGGTGGCGGGTAGGCTTGTACCGGTGTCAACCAGGATCGCGGTTGTATCTGCCAGGATCAAGGCTAAATCGCTCATGGCGCCTGCATCCGGTATCAAGTCGGTCACTGCCTTTATGGCGTCGATATTACTGTCAATAGTGGTCAAGGCGCCTGCGTCTGGCAGTAGGTCGGTCACTGCCTTAATCGCGTCGACCACTGTATCGACCGTCGCCAGGGCTGCCGAGGTAGCAAGCCCGCTCACATCGGCCTTGTAATCGTTTAAGGTTGCGCTCGGCACTCCTATTTGATTCTTGCCTCCAAAGGTGGTGCCGCCGGTGTGTCCGGAAATGGCTTCATCCCAAACGGCCGCCGCTACCACTGCCGCGCTCGGTGGGGTGCCTCCGCCGTCGGTCTGGCCCTCTAAACTATCGGTGGCCCGCGCAAAGGTCTGGCTGCCGTCTTTGTTCATAATCAGATCAATGAGGGTGTCGGCCACTGGATCGCCGGTCGGGTGTGCCACTTTCGCCAGGTGGTCAAGATCATTGGTTTCTAAGACGGTTTGAATATCGGAGCTGGAAAGGTTGTTTAAGAGTGCGATCGAGGCCGCTGTGGCCAGCAAGGAATGTTGCCCCGATAAGGTCGCGTGTTCTGCTGGTAGCGTCGTGCCGGTGTCGGTCAAGATCAAAGCCAGGTCAAGCAGCTGGCCGGAGTCTGGCAGGGCATCGGTAATAAGTTTGATTGCATCGACTACGCTATCCACTGTGGCCAGGGCTGCCGAGGTCGCCAGAGCTGAAACATCGGCCTTGTAATCTGCCAGTGTTTCAGAGGGCACCACTTTTTGATTCTTTCCGCCAAATTTAGTGCTGGTTGTGTGATCTGCAATATCTTCATCCCATACCGCGTCTGCCACTTGGGCCGCTGTCGGTGCGGTGCTTTCGCCGTCTGAAATGGCCTCTAATGAATCGTCGGCCCTATCAAAAGTCTGCGAGCCGTCTTTATTCATAACCAGGTCAAAGATCGTGCTCGCAACCGGATCCCCTGTGGGATGGGCAATTTTAAGCAGATGATCCAGATCGTTTGTTTCAAGCACTGTCTGAACATTGGCCGCGCTTAGATTTTCTAAGGCTCCTATCTGCGCCGGCAAAGTCGTGCCGGTATCGGTCAAAATCAATGCCAGATCTAAGAGCTGGCCGGAGTCCGGCAAATTGTCGGTAACTGCCTGGATCGCATCCACAACCGTATCGACGGTATCCAGCTTGCCGTCATGGGTAGCCAGGGCCGCCGCTGTGGCTAAGAGTGCGTGTTCGGCCGGCAAAGTTGTTCCAGTGTCGACCAGGATAGAATCGATATTGCCGTCAATCGTGGTCAGAGCTCCGGCATCCGGTAGCAGATCTGTGACCGCCTTAATGGCGTCGACTACGGTATCGACGGTATCGAGCTTGCCGTCATGGGTGGCCAGGGCTGCCGCTGTGGCTAATGCGGAGTGCTCGGCCGGCAAAGTGGTGCCGGTATCGACTAAAATCGAATCCACAATGCCGTCGACCACTGCCAGGGTGGCCTCTAATGCCAGGGCGGAAACGTCGGCTTTATAATCCGCGATCGTTTCAGACGGCACAACCTTTTGATTTTTCCCGCCAAATTGTGTAACCGTCGTATGATCCGCGATCGGTTCATCCCATACCGCGTCTGCGATCTGGCCCACTGTCGGCGCTGTGCCTGCCGCGCCAATCTGCAAGGCGTGGCTTAACGTGCCCTCGGTGCTGTTCACTGTGGCCGAGATATAAATGCTATACGACTTGCCATCCTCAAAACCGCTGGCCGCTGTGAGCTGGATCCGCTCGGAATAATAGCCGGCCGTGTTTGCGCTATCTAATAGCGCCATAACGCCGGTCAAGATCGGTGTGCCGGTTTCATCCTCATACACGCGATAGCTCGGCACTGCGTCGGCGTCGGTGGCTGCGCCGGTTTCCGGATCGTGCGTGTTACAGGTGAATGTCACAAAATCGTCTATTTCCCATTTTCCTAAATTCATGGCTATTTACCTCACTATTCGGTTTCCAAATACAAGCGCGTCGGGTTCTCGATCGCTCATAATTGGATATGGTGAAAAATATTCATCAAAGCCTATATCCCAAGTCCAGGCCGCTATCCTGGTCCGGAAATCAATATCATCGTCAAAGGCATAATCGCCATCGGCGCTCAGATCCGCGCCAAAATCCCTGGCGCCGGCGTCGTTTATATCAAGATGCCAATCATCGGAGCCCGCATTTCTAAAGGTAAATGTTTGGTTTATTCTCTCGTTTACGCCTGGCGCGGTCGCATCTTCCGAGGCGTTATTAGTTGAATTTGTTTCATCAAACTCGCCGCCGGTTTCAAAATCCTCGCCGCCGTTGCCGTATGCCAGGCAATTTTTAAGCACAATATTAGCGGTGCCGTCGCTGTTCGAACTAAGAAATCCATCTTGCCCGTTGTTAATCGCACAACAATTATAGAGATAAACAAACAATCCACTGCCAGGCCTCGGGTCATATCCAAATCTATCGGTATCTTGCACCAGGCAATTTATAAAAAAGTTGTCCTCGCCGGCTAACATCATCCCCCTGCCAGCTGAAAGGCCTCCGTCTGCGTGGTGCTGAATTACTCCTACTGCTGCCTGAAATGTGCCTGGATCTTCCATTCTTAGGCTAAAATTATTTTGATCCGCTCTCGTATAGCCTATGATTAGATCCTGTAATTGGTAATTGTCCTCGTCGCTGTCAAAAACAATATCATCGCCGGTAGAGTGGATATATACGCCGTTATTAGGTGTTCCATCGTGGCCTTGCCATGAGGCCTGGCCCTTTACTCCGGCCGGTCGGATTATTCTAAAATAGGTTGAATTCGCTGTTGCTCCGCTCACCTTTACAAAATCGTCAAAGCTGGCCGCATCGTCGTAAAGTTCGAGCACTTCCGATTGGGCCGCTGAAATGAGATCCAAATCGCTGGCCGCCTCCCAGGTGCTTAAAACAGTGAAATCGCGGCCAAATCCGCCGGCGCCATAAGTGGAAATGTTCTCATTGGTGGCTACTTTTCGTGAAGATGCCATTATAAATATGCTCCGGTCACTTTATCGAAAATAAGGCCCTCATGGGAAAGGGGCCCCATATCGGTTAGCCATAAATGATCGTCTTGATCCAGGGTATAAAATGGCTGGTAATCGTCGGCTGTATCTCGGATCCTGGCCAGATTAATGGTAGGTGCTACTTGTAAGAGTCTGGCCAGGGGCACACAAAATCGCTTTTTATCGAACCTGGTTTTAGCGTCGTTATATTGGCCGGTGGGATCAAAGGGCTCATATACCGGCGTATTTAAAATGGAATATTCGTTTGCTTCAAGGCCCTCGATTAAAAGCCATAAAAACTGGCTGGCCTCTTTTAATCCTATGCCGACCTGGGGCTTGCGCACTCCGCAAATATCGCCCTCTTGGATCCTTTCGGGCACTCTTGACTCTACCGCGATCGCAATCTCAGCGATCGGATAGGCTCTCGGGATAAAGGTTGTCATTTAATCATCCTCGCTCATGCGGTTAAGCATGGCCGTTTTGAGCTGCGCCAGGGTGCGATCGGGCAGGCTTTGAGTTGCCCTTAAAATATTGATCTCATCTTTGAGAATATCGGCAAAGGCCACCATCATTTTTCTAAATCGCGGGTGGTTTTCGAATAGATCCCTGGCGCCGTCGCGGTCCATTATGTTTTCGTCGGCCGTTTCCGCCGCTGCAAAGGCGGTTATTTCCGGAGCTGTGGCATTTCTGCAATCGCCGCCATCGATGATTTTTGCAAAGCCAAGCACTCTTAGCGGACCGTCGCCGCCCTGGCGGAGCTCGGTGCCATCCGGAAAATTGGGATCTGTGGCCACTGCCCAATAGTTCGAATCCCTTTGATCGAATGTTTGATTAGTCGGTGAGATCTTGAAAACCTCGCCGCCATTTGATCGATATAATACGGTTGTCATGGTTTGCTCCTTTAGGTCTGGCGTTGCCTGGGCCGGCCGGTATCCAGCTGCAAGGCCACTGCAAAGCGTTGATAAAACACTTGTGATCGCGGAGTGTTGCCTGGATTATCGCTATCATCGTCATAAAACATATAAAGCATGCCGTTGTGAATCGCGTCGATATATTGATCCTCGAGCGGGATGGTTAGCAGTTTCCAATCTCCGCTTACGTCATAAGTTATCGGCGTCGGTAAGGTGCTCATTTGAATTAAAACGTAAACTTGGTCTTGGCTATGCACTGGCGGATAAACATAATAGCGTTTGCGATCGTTATCATCTTTCATAAAGTGCTCAATGACGGTGGCCTCCGGATCCGAGGCCCATTGTGGATACACATCATTGAATATTTTTAGCGTGGTTTCGCGCAGCGGGTCGCCAGGTACTTGGCCGTCGGATCCCATATTTAGGGGAATATCAACAAGCTCGATAGCCTTTGCCGGCAAATATTGAAGTACACCAGGCGCCAATAATTGAGCCTCGGTATCGCTATGCAGCCTGGGCACTAATAAAATTATGGTCCGGATGCAATTATTAAAAATCGTTATGTTTTCATCCTCGCTCAAATCGTCGTTGCTCTCATCGAGGACTTTTCTTTCGAATTGGTCAATGACGCTGCCTACTGTTATTGTTCCCATTATTTGACTCCTATTTGCCTGGATCCTAAAGTATCAACCTCGTAATGCAGGCCGGCCGTAAGCACAAGCGCATCTCCGAGGTATGCGTCGCCGGCTGCCGCTATTCTCCTGGCGGTAAGCAAGAATTGATCGCCCATCTGAATGGGCCCGCCATTGTTGCCGCCGGTGGATCCGCTTATGATCGGAAAAACGGAAGTGTTGTTTTTATATTGGGTATCGATCGCGGTTTCGATAACGATTACTGTTGAGGCATCTATGGTTGCATCAAATCTTACGATCGTATAGGTGAGCTCCCATTTAACAAAATCGGTGCCGCTCGGCGCCGCGATCCCCTGCCAGTGAATATGAAATGATATGTCTGTGCCCTCTTTGTAATCGTGCTGGATCTCAAAGGATCCGGAGGCGCTTTCATTCACTGCAAAGGCCAGGGTGTAAATACCGGTATCGCCGCCGCCCTCGTCTAAAAACTTTTCCAGGTCCGGTGCAAAGGCCGGTATCGGGTTTAATTGAGCTCCGCCGACGTTTGTATCTTTCCAAACGCCCTCGGTAAGTTTCACCGTTTTATCGGTACCGCAATTAATGGTTAGATCAATCGGTGTGCCGATATTAGTTATTAGCTGGCCGTCTACAAACTGAATCGGGTGTTTAAAAATCCACTCATCGATGGCGGTATCAAATTTTAAGGCGTTGTAATCTGTATTCGGGCCTATCCGTAAATTTCCGCCGTTGGCCTCAATCCCAAAATTTTCAGCGTTTGAATCGTTTGCAGCATCGTTATAAATGTAAATCGTGCCGCCGCCGGCCCCTATGCCGCCGGTGCCGCCTAATATAAATAACGTGCCTTGCACCAGGTCGTTTTGACCGATAAGCACATTGGCGTTAGTTCCTAATAAGGATAGGCCGTTGCTTTTCCACTGTCCGACCACTTGGCCATCGATGGTAATATCAACCTGGCCAGTGCCGGTGTCGACAACCTCGACCGAGCTGTTACCCTCTGTGATTATGTCCGGTGGGTGTAGGTTGCCATATTCGGTGGCCGTTAAATGGTAATACTCGCCGGCGGTACCGCCTTGCTTTCCGGTCGTATCGTTGTGAGCTGGAATTGCGCCCAGGGCGCCATATTCGGCTAAAGTTAAATGATAATACTCCGGTCCGGCGCCCTGTTTGGCTGTGGTTTCATTATGAGGGTGAGAATGAGCTCCTGGCAAAACGGTAATCGTGATCGTTTCATCGCCGGCCAGGAGCTCGATTAATTCGTAATAATCTATAAATCGGAAATTGGTATCGCCCAGGCGCCCCTCGCGTATATCGAGAGTCTGCTTGATCTCTTTTAGGATCTCGATAAGCTCCGGATCTTCACTACTTATTACGATGTCCTTTATTGGTGGCGTCGGTGCTGTTGGCATATTTCTCCAAATCTAAGCCTGGGATCTCCGGATCCAGTTTGGGCCAATTCTTTTTGACCTTCTTGGCCAGTGCGATTTTAACATCTTCGGGCATTGTGATTATTTGATCGCGGTTCGCCTCTAACCATCCGGAAAACCGTTTTTTGTCCAGTGTTTTAAAGCTATTGATAATGGTCTTTATTTTTGCCTCTGCCATGCCGGCTGCCGCGCTTTGTGCCACTGCCGGCGGATCCTCGGCCGCCTGCTTATCTTCCAGGGCTTTTAGCCTGGCCTCCGGATCCTGGGCCGCCTTTTCCTTTTTTTCGGCCTCGATCTGTTCTCCGTCGGCTATATCCTGGCGGATCTGCGCCTTTTCTTCCTCGTAAACGCCCTCCGGCGCTGCCAAAATATCCTTTGCGGCCATTTGCTCAACCGGTATCGGCGGGTGATACTCAACATAACAATGCGATCCCATATCCAACAACTGCTTGATATGCGCCTCTTTTGTGACGCTGCAAAGCGGGTTTCCGGCCGCGTCCGGTCTAAAAGTGTAGCGATAACCTTCAATCACTGCCTCGGTTACGCCCTCGCGCATCGTGCATTTAATCAACATAATAGGCCTCCTGTCCTTTAGTTGCGGGCGGACCGCCTGCCGGCCCGCCCTTCATTAGGTGCCTGGTCAACTATTGTTCAATTAAAGACCGAGCCTATTAAACGTCTTGCTGCTCCTGGGCTCGATAAGTGAGGATCCCGCGCACTGCTCCGACTCCGCCGCCGGCCGGTGCTGTCGTGACTTTCAAAGCCACAATGGCCTCGACGGTCTGCGAATATGCGGCCCGCAGATTGTCGAAAGACGCAGCGATCCATTCCTTTGCCTGTATGCCGCCTGCCTGGCCCACTGTCGAATCGACAAAGAAATTGTAGTTGGTGAGAATGTCGGTGCCAGCTCGCAGCATAAGCGCCGCTGTCAAAGTGAGATCCGCCACTGTGTCAAGATCCTCACTTTCCAGTACAAAATCCAGCGGGATGCACTTAGGCGGTAGGACGCAGAGCTGCACAAGATCGTCTACCACTAAGGCCGTCACAATATCGATATAGCCATCGCTGACATATACCTCGCCGGCCGAATGAGGGCTCTTGCCTGGCGCCTTTTCCCCTGCCATGTTTGCGATATAAATTTCTGCCATGATTTTTCCTCCTGTAAAATTCGGTTAATATCGAATGATAATTTTACAAATTAAAGGTTAAAGTCAAAAGATCCGGCTGTTTAGGTGGTCGGATTCTTAGCAGCGGTATCAATTACATAAATACCGTAATCCTTGCCGTTGAAAGTGACCTTTTTCACGCCGAAAATACTGTGCGTGGTGATAACAAGCTGATTGCCGTTATCGCGGGTTTCCTCGAACCAGCCAAACCTCAAACCGGTGCCAGGGGATCCAAACGCGCAGACTCCCGCCTGCTCACCCAGGAAAAGGGCTCGGCATGCCTCAATATCGGATCCGGAGCCATAATCATCAAAGCGGATCAGATTTTCGTGTTCGTGCAACACGATATTGTTATACATGCCCAGGGCGCCCTTAAAAATCGGGTTGTTACGCCCTTCGGCCGCCGCTGCCGCTTTTTGAATATCGAGCCACTGCCCAACATTCACGTTGGTTCGCACGTTATAAACTTGCCACGGATTCATAACCGTACAGAAATGGTTTTCACCATTAATCATAATCGGCATGATCTTAGGCGTCTGCGTGTTGCCATCGGTGCCGGCGTCGCCGCCTCCGGATCCGCCGCCCATCATGGTTGCTACCGCTTTGGCCTTGTCGAGCTCGCTCAGAGTTAAAACATCGGTAACAAGCAAGGTGGCTTTGGTTTTGCCGTTGGCCACCTGGATATGCTCGCTATCCGGAGCGGTCAATGAATTGCCGGCAAAACCGGTATAGGTTGACGGAAAAACAAACTCGGCATTGATGCCTCGAGCTCCGGAAAGATACATGAAATGGAGCTCATCGAATACGCGGGCCCACCACTCGCTTTGACGCTTGCGCGATACTTTGCGCAAATTGTGGATGGTCCGCTTTCGGGTCATGCGGCCGCCGGAATTCACACCGCCGCGCATCTGGTCGATAAAGACGCCATCGGTGTAAAATTTCAGTTCTTCTTCCTTGTTCTCGAGAACATCATCCCCCTCGACCGGCTGCATTTTCAGCTGCATGGAAAGATCAAAAGAAATGAATTCGCCGGCGTCATTTTCCAGCTCATTGAGCTGATGAATGGGCATGCCACTCTCAACTCCCTGGCCAAAAAATTTCCGGCTCCAATAGGAAGTACGCGCTACGTCGACCGCGAGAAATGCCGAATACTTCTTGACAGCTTTGGGGTCATTTACCCCAATAATTGTTTGTGCCATTTTATAGCCTCCTGTTCAGATAGTTATGGGTAAAGGTTTAGCAGTTAATAAAAAACTCCTGCACTCGCCAGCGCCATCGTCGGCGCCTTTCCGGCTGGCCTCTACCCTGCTCTGTTTTAACAGGGGGCTATAAATGAACCTCGGCCTTTAATCTTCTGATATTTTCTCTTTGGAAATACTCACTTCTTTAGGTGCATCTATGCAAATGCGTACCTTTTTGCCGCTTTTCTTAATCACTTTTAATCTGATTAAGATCTTGTCGACGGCTAATTTCACTATTTCGGTTTTGGATACGTCGGTCAGTAATGCCATTTTCAATCACCTAATCCGCTTTTGTCGTGGCATTAATGATGATCCTCGTATTCTTTGAGCTGCGCCGGCGTCAATTTATCCAGGGCCTTTTGAAATTCATCGCCCTCTAAGTTATCGATCGCCGCCCACTTGCTCACATCGGCGTTATCCTTTGCGGCCGGTACTCTCGCCAGGGTTTCTGGCGGTAGTTTACCGGACTCGGCCGCTTTAGCTGCTTTCAAGGCGTCTTTGGCCCTTTTGTCGGCTGTTTCTTTTTCGCCGCCGGCCGGCCTGCCGTTTGGTGCTACCGCTCCGGATCCTGGGCCCGCTACGCTGTCAATTTCAGCTGCTACCCGCCTGTGGGCCTCGTTTAGAATCTGAAAGCCTGGCTGCGTGTTCCATTCCTCATCGGCCAAAAGTGCATTGACCTGGGCTGCAAAGGCGCCATAAATTACCTGTGATTGATTAAGCTCGGCGTTTGATTGCATGTACCAATCGCGCTCCCACTGCCAGCGTTGCTCTATGGCTCCCTCGTTTTGCATTTCCGCTTGCTCATGGTGCCAGATTAGCTTTTCCAGCTCTAAACGCTTATCGGTGTACTTCTCATAATCAATATCGCCGTCATCGAATGATTTTCTAAGAGTGACCATTTCTGTATCGATCTCTTTTAAATCATCCTCTGTTAGCGTTTCCGCCATCGCAACAAAGTGATCCGGTATTGGTTCGGCTGCCTCGGTGGTTTTATCGTCTGTTTTGGTTTCGGCGCCGGCTTCACCAGCTGCCGCCTCACCCTCGGCCGGCTTATCCCCTTTGGTGGCATCGTCGGCCTCCTTTCCGGTGGGTTTGTCGGCATCCTTGCCGGCCTCACCCTTATCGGCCGCCTTTGTTTCATCCTCGCCCTTTAGGGCGGCCAATTCTTCTGGCGATAAGCCAATATCGCCTAATTTTTCTTTGTCGGTCCGACCGTCGCCGGCCGGAGCCTCTACCTTTGCCTGGTCCTCGGCTTTTGCTACCATGATCTACCTCCTGGTTAAGTTAAGGATTAATGATTAATCGCCCGCCGCCTCGGCCATCCGGCGCTTACGCTCTTTAATAATATCCATGACGCCGGCCACCCCGCCGCGTTTCTTTTTCTTTTTAGGCGGTGCTGTGGCCACTGGTTCTTTTTCCTCGGCTGCCTCGGCTGCTGCTATCTTCATCGGCCGCCTGGGTGGCCTGGTTTCGGCCATCGGTTCACGCCGGCCCATGTAGGCACCATAAATCGCCTTGCCCATTTCAATTAAACCTGGTTGTTTCTTTTTCTTTTTGTCCTGTGCCATCCTGGGCCTCCTTCAATAATTCGATTTTTTGCGCCGGTAGTCTTGCCGGCCGTAGTTTTTGCGCTCCGGCATACGCCGGCGGTTGCGCATATAAGAATTGTGCTTTTTCTTTTTCCGCTCTTTATCGACTCCCGAAATTCTGCCTTTATTCTTGCTGGCATAAAAAACGCGCTCGCCCTTTTCGCCGCCATAGGTTTCTTTCATGGCGCCCATGATCTTGCGGCCTTTTTTAGTCAACGGCATGGCTAAACTCCTAAATTCTTATTAGGTAAAATCCGGATTAATAGCCCTTATCCCTCGAGCTGTTTTTCACTGGCCGCTTTTGCGGTTTCGGGTTTTTCTTTTTGCCTGGGCTCTTGCCTCCGGATCCGCTCGCCGCGCCCTCGGTGGCCGCTCTGGTCTGGCCGCCGGCTGGCTTTCCGGTGTAGGTGTCCTTTTGCGGTTTCCTACCGTGTTTTGATGGTGCTGTTCCTTCTCCTGACATTTGGATGCCTCCTAACTTTTATTCCAGGGGTTAATATCAACTCTCGGGCCCTCCGGAGTCATTAACGATCGGCGGGCCATGAGCTCTTGCTGTGCTTCATGGATCCTGGCCATGCGCTCGGCTTGATCCTTTTTCTTTTTTTTGCGGCCTAAACTGGTGGCCCTTTCATCTGACGGCCTGGTAACAGTTTGAGATCTGCCTCTGCCGAATGTTGGATAGGTTGAAAATACGCCTTGTGGGTCTGTTGCCATTATCTCGCTCCAAAAGTAGGCATAGCAGATCGCGCTTGCCGTTTCCGCTTGGCCTCGGCTGTTAGAGCTTTCATCTTGGCCAGGCGCTCTTTGTTCTTTCTCTTTTTTTCCTCGGCCGCAGCCTTTCTCGCTGCTCCGCCGCCCCATATTGCGCCGGCGCTTATACCTCCGCCCGCTGCCTTTTTGGCTGCCCGCTCGGCTTTATACTCGGTGCCTGGTGCTGTTTGTGCTTTGGTTGCCGCTCGGCTGGCTGCGATCGCGGCCGTCTTGCCTGGGCCAAATTTCCTTTTTGTCGCTTTGGGTGCTGCCATTTTTATGCTCCTTGATAGAATCTGGATTTTCTTTTCGCCGGTTGTCGTGCCGCTCTAAAACCTGGTGGCATGTTTGACCGCTTTTGCATATACGCGCCTAACATCGGCGCCGCTCCTGGGGCTGGTCCGGCCGGTCCGGCCTGCATGGCCGGTGCAAATCGTTGCGCGAGTCTATCACGCAGACCTGTAAAGCTCTTTGGTGGCCCTGTGACCGGTCCGCCAGCTCCGGCGCCGGCGTCTTGTACTCCCCTGGGCACTGGCCCCATTTCGGCGCCGGCTGCTGGAATAGGCGCCTGGTTTGGCTGTGCCGGCGGAGCTATCGGCGTTTGTGCGTCGGCCGCTGCCACTTCCGGTATTGCCTCGCCCGAGGTTGTTAAAGGTGGCTGTGGCTGTGGCTGCGCTGCGCCCCGCTTTCTTCCCATTACGCCCGCAATCCCCCTTTGTGCGGATCCCTGAAAGCCTGGTGTGCCTACTATTCCCCTGGCTTTCTTCATCGCGCCGAGTGTTCTGCCTGGTCTGAATTCGCCGGTTGATACGTCGCCGCCGCGTTGGCCTCTCATCCGGCCGCCCGCTCGAGCGCCCATAACATTACTTAGTTGTTTTTTTAGTCGTGGCATTGGTTTTAATCTCCGATCGGTTTTGCGCTCCCTCGCGCTTTGATTTTTCAACGTCACTCAGGACTTTGGCCCTTTCGATCTGCCGGCCGGCTGCCGCGTCGGTCTTTTTAAAGTCTAATTCCTCGTCGGCCAGCTCGACCGAGCTCTCAATGGCCATTGTTTCGGCCTCGATCTTCTCGACTTCGGCGCCGGTTTTATCGGCCTCGACTTCCGTTTTCATGCCTTTGTCGACGGCCTCGGCCTCGACTTTGGCCGCCTGGCCCTCTTTCAATCTCATTTCGATCATCTGAAAAGCCTCTAACAGTTCTTTCTCGCGCTGCTGTTCCTCGGCTTTGGCCTGTTCCTCTGCCACTACTTCTGGATCCTGGGGATCCTTGCTCGGATCTTTTTGACCGGTGATCTCGCGGATCCGCGCCACTAAGGTTTCTTTCAAGGGCACATCGGACATATCCACCACAATATCAAGCAGGCTCATGGCCAGCTCCGGCGGTAGTTTCTCGATCATGCTCATTAATTGCTCAAAGGCTGCCTGCCTCATGGTCGCGGTATAGTTCTGGCTATCGATAACGAAATCCGCCTGGCTGGCTGTAATATCGTTGGTCATTTCGCCGGTTTCCGGATCCTCGTAATTAAGATCTATGAAATCCCATTGGTTCGGCGCTCCCTGGATCCGGATTGTTTTCTCATCAGAATAGAATTGCTCGACCAGGCTCAATTTGAGCTCGCCTACCAGCTGAAAGGCTAACCGGAGATTGTCAAACATGGTCATGGTCAAGGTGGTGCCGAGCTCCTGGCGGGCTGTGATCGCTCGGCCTGATACCGCGTTTGTCTGCCGGCCCATCATTTCATCACTAACGCCGCCGGTCCGCTCGATATATTCGGCGTCTTGATTCATCAGCATAATGTGTTCGCCGGCCAGCTGTGTGTCGGTCTGGAAATCAAAGCGGGTGCCTTGCTTGACGCGGATCAATCCGTCTGGCCTATCGACTTCGGCCTTAATATCATCCCAATCGTCGGTTGCGTTTTCATCGGCTACAACCTGGCGCGTGTTTAGAATATGCAGGGCTTTGGATCTGCGCTTGTTTAGATCTTCCTGGGGATCGCGCAGCTGGCGGATCATTCCATAAGGTGAGTTGTCGGTCTTTTTTCTGTGGGCCCAAATAGGAACAAAAGGAAAGCGGTTGTGATTGTATGGCGTCGGTCCATCGTGCAAAACGCCTCGGCTGCAAAAGATCATTACTCTGACGCCCATTCGAATGGCATCTATCGTGCTGGCCAGGCCCTCGTTGACAAGCGCAACATGATTTTCATTCTTCTCATCAAACATGATGCCATTTAAGGTGCCGATCTCGCGGCCTTTCATTACCTTGCCGCGCATAGGCTCTTTGTACCAGGCCTCGATCAATCTGACTCGGTTTCTCGACCAGGTTGTAATGCCGGTATCTCCGGACAGCTCGAGCGCAAAGCCGGCCTCGCCCTCGACCGGATCCACATCGATCTGTTGATCTTCCTCTTGCCAGTACAGATCATCTTTTTGCACTGCCAGCTTGACCACTCCTATCCGCTTTGGAAACATCGAGGCCGCTATATCGAAATCCACCCATTTAGATCTAAAAAGATAACGCGCATCTGAATAGTCCGGCTCAACGTGCAGGCTATCCCACCAAATATTACGCCAATCTTCCCATCTGACAAATACCGGCTCATCGTCAATATCGGATTTAACGCCGGCCTCGAGCCATCCCACTCCGGACTTGACCGAATCTTCAAAGGCCCTCGAGCGGTGAAAGGCCTCCTTGCTCACATCGGATACATATTTCAAGATCTTGGTTTTGGTTTCCGCCAGTGGCCGATCCTCTTTGCCTCGAGGCAATACCATATAATCCATGCGGGTGCGTTTCTCGGTGCCGATAACCCAATCACAAGTAGGCTTGATCTGATTAAAGACGGTGGCCTTTTGGCCTCTGCCTTTGAGCTCGGTCTTATCGTCTTCCTCCCATTGATCGCCATCATAAAACTTGTGGTCTTTCATTTGCTCGATCCGGAAATCACCATGCAGCTGGCGCTCGCGCTTATACCAGCCATTAAGGCGCCGGTATCGAGTCAAGATCACTTCATCGAAATCATAGGGATGCTTGGCCAGGTCGCGGGTTTCCGCATCGGTAAAGCCCGCGAGTGCTAATTCTTCTCCCTGGGATAGGCCTTGATTGTATCCGTAGTCCGGATCATTAAACCGGTCGGGCTCAACTGCCGGAGTATTGCTTATATCCGCCATCGGTATCTTCCTTTATTTCATGCGTGAATTTCTCGCCGGCTGCTACCACTTCTACCTCTACCACTCCTTGCCTTTCGGGTGTTAGGGGTGGCATCTTAATGAGATCATCGATCCTCGATTGAATGGCAGCCGCAATATCCGCGAGTTTACGCGAATCGGGCACTCCCATGTCAAATAGAGCGTGGATCTGGTTGCCTACCCTAAACAAATGTTCCTCAAACGTGGCGTTATGGTCCTCTGACCACTCATGCAGCTGGCCCATACTCACTAAAAACCGGTTATTCGATCGGCGCTCATGCTTTGGCTTGACCATGATAACCGGCTGGCCTTTGTAATATCCGAGCTCTGTTGCTATCTCTGCCATCTTTAATAAATTCCTTTCACGGCCAATAAGCCATCATCCTTAATGGCGCTGGTGGTTTCCTTGATCTTGGGCACTATCCGAATTGAAATGATCGCTGATACCTTTTTCAAATTGCCAGGGGTGCCGATCGGAATATCAACCGCGTGGCTAATCTCATTCGACCAGCCTCCGCAATCGGTAGTATCATCCGGACCTATGCAGGCCCGCAATTTCATATACTTGGTAACGGTTTCCCCTGGGGTGCCGGTATAGATAATATCGGCGTCGCCCTGGTAGGTATCTGGATTAGTTGATACTGGATTGCTTTTAGCAATATCGATAAATTGAGTGTAGCCGGCGCCTGGTCCGGTGCCGACTCCGAGCTGCCAGCGGGTCATTACGCTAAATGTTTCGGTGTCTTGCTCCCATTCTAAGCCAATCGTTTGGTTCGAATCGGCCGCGCCAGCTGGTAAGACAAACAGACCGACAAATAATACCGCGATAATAAATGCTAAAAATTTCATGGCATCCTCCCTTTAGACGCTCATAGCTGTGCGCCGTTTGCGTTTCCATTTTTCGGATCCGCGCTTTTTAGGTTTGTTGCCCACCAGGCGGACCATGACATATTGAAAGGCGTCGTGGATATGTGCAAATCGGTTCTTTTCCGCCTTATCGAAAAACTCGCCGGTGTTCATTATCTCTTTGTAATGATAACCGCCTAAGAATCCATTGAGCAGCCTGGTACAGGTCGGATCTATCAAACAGCCATCGATCCTGGCCAGGATGCTATCGACCGCCTGAGTGCGAGCTGTAAAGTTTTGCTCCGAGCTCTCAACGGTGATACCTTCCTCGCCCATCAGTATTTGATTGCTGGTGAATCCGCCCTCCTTCTTTGAAAACTTGGCCGCGCCGGCCGGATCCCCATAGTCCACCCAATCGGCATTAGGAAATCGCTTGTTACATTCTTCTTTCACCCATTTGGAAAAATCAACGATGCCCATCTTATCGTGACAGAATTCTTTTAAAACTTGGTAGCGCAGGGGTGAAGGGTTATAAACGACGACGGCTGCCGGCACGTTTCCGGAGTTATCCCATCCTCGATACAGTGTGCCAGGGCCCACCCATACAAGCGGAGCTCTCGCCTGGTGCAGATCCCGCCGGAAATTATAATATACCAGCTTGCCTTTGACTAAGACGCCAGGCTTGCCGTCGATATACATTTCGATCCAATCCGGAGTATCTTTATAGTCCAGCATTAGATCGTTGTAATAGCCAGGCCGCAGATACTTTTCGTTTTCTCGCGGGGGCTGCCAGAATCCTTCATGGTTTGCCAGGGGCTCTATTTCCGGTATGGGCCCTGGCACTTCGTTTTGCCAGGCGAATTGGTGATAGGTGGGCATCTCAATATCGGGGGGGTTGGTGGTTTCGAGGCCAAAACGAGGCAGGGGGAATGTTTCGTTTCCATCGATGATCCACTCCGGCGGGACCGCGCCAAACTTCTGCTTGTACCACTCGACGGCCTTTTTCATCTTTGGATAGCGGCCGATCCTGTTTTTGAGCATACGCTTGATCGAGTCGGCCACTTCGATTGACTCATCGATCCAATAGCCAGTTACCTCGAGGCTCTTAAACTTCTTAACGTCTTGCTCTCGATCGCATGATCTAAAAAGGAGTGTTACGGTGGGGCCGTCCGGATGCTTGATCGTGTACTTTTGCTCTTGCTTTAGAAATGCGCCGAATGGGAACCACTCAAAGATGGTTGTTTGCGTAGTATCTCGGAGCTCGGCATAGGTATTGCGGACAACAACAAACTTGGTCTGTTTGATATTGAAATGCTTGAATAGATGCCAGGGGATAAGGTTGCACACTTCCCAGGCTGCGCCGGTGGTTTTGCCTGATCCGACCGGACCGACTATGGCGCGTAAAGGGGCTCCCGACTTATGAAATTGCCTAATCGTCGGAATGGCATCGTATGTGACCTTTTCCTCATTGGTTTCGTAGCTGTGTTGAGCTAATGCCAAATTTCAATCTCCGCATTGGCTTATCCTCTCCTTTTGCTTTGCCGGCCTCCTGGCCGGTATAGTTCATCAAATGGGATCCGCTCGGCCGTACACACATAATAATCAGTGCCATCGATCTTGACCGGTTTGATCTTCGACCATGCAGATCCCCATCGTTGCGCATCTTCAATTTGCGATAGGCTTAACTTGTCCTCATAGATATGGACGCCATCATATTGGCCCAGGGCGCCGGTGAAAAGCGGATTAGGGTAGGCCGCTGCCGGCGCCTTTTCTGCTGCCGCCACCAGGACCGCCGGCGCCATGACGGCCGCAGCTGCCCCGATACCGATCTGCTTTAGAAATTTCCGCCTTGTAATTTTCATGTAATTATCAAGCGATTTACTTAAATTGGGCTATTTGGGTGAAATCACCCACAAAACGGGCTCGCCATTTGCTCGAGGATCGATGATCTCGGACCACCCAGGGGTATGAGTACCAGGATATTAGGCGCTTTTGATCTGTGCCATGCCGGCATCGACCGGTTTCTCTAAGTCGCCTATAATGTAGTAGGTGATCTTTTCGACTCCGGATCCGTCGCCATCGAGGCCGTAAGTTTGCCTTTGCAGGGGCACTATCTTATCAACCACATAGGCCACTGTTCGCAAAAGATTGTTGCGCTCTTTCAATGCCAGCTGCGCAGCCATGACGATATTTTTCTTGACTCGATCGCCGCCTGCCAGCTTGGCCATGATGCCGCTCGAGCTCTTTAAATCTTCGACGGTTACATCTATCTGTTGCAAGATTTTGGAAAATAAAATCTTGTGAGCTCCCACCACTCCCGCGCCTACCTCGCCATAGCTCTCGATGGACTCATCATAGTTATCGGGTGTAACCGCATGCTGTAACTCAGCCTCGAGTAGCTTGTGGTTGACCGAATTTTTAACATCGGTGGCCAGCTTGCGCGTTAATCCGAGGCCATCCATGTGTTTCATTATGGCCTGGCGGGTCGGTCCATAAGCCCTTGAAATCGCTGCAACACTTAGCTGGCCGAGCTGGTACTCATTCTCAACCTTTTGCCAAATCTTAACCGGATAACCGTTGCCGTTAGCCTGGCCGTTTTTCTTCTCTTGTGACATTTCGATTATGCCTCATTAGGATCCTGGTGAGTTGCACCTGTAACCTAAACCTGGTTTTTTGAACGATGCCCAATCCACCAAAAGGTATCATGTAAATATTTAATCTTGCAATAATATTTTCATCCAGGGCGCCGTCCGCGATCAATTTTTGGCCTGTAACCTTAAAATATTGGTGTAACTCATGCGGTCTTAGCCGGATATTTTTAATAATCCTCTCCACTTGCGCCACTTCCAGGGCCTTTAATTCATTATTTAGGCTGTCAAAAGGCTGCCAGGGTGTAACCGGATCCGTAACCTTTTCCAATTCCAGCCAGGAAGTATAAATAATCTGAGCCATTTCAGTGGTTGTCAATTCCTTTAACGTGCTGGTCATATTTCTTGCTCCCCTATGCCCAGGGGCTCCGCCGGCCCCTGGGCCCTACTGGTTATCGGCTGCCGGCCACCTCAAATAACCGGCGCCTTTGGTTATTCGGGTTCTGTGGTATCTGCTGCGTTTGTGCCGCCGAATTCTTCCTCATAAGCGGCCCGCACTGTTTTAGTTCGTTCTTCCTCGCTTGCGGCCATGACCTCTAATTCCTCCGGCGTCTTGCCGGCGGTGGCTTTGTCATATAGCCGGATGCCTGCCTCTAAAAACGATAGTAAAATCGTTAATTCTGCTGCTCCCATTGTCCTTTACTCCTTGTTAAGGTTCGATTCGATCGTCTACCCTGACCGATATTAGCCCTATTCAGAGCTAAATTTAACCATCGTCAAGGTATTTGGCGATAATCCCCGCCATCTTTGTCCTTAACTTAATCCAGGCACCATCATAGGAGCTCGCATCTTTGGCCGGATCCATCAAAGCGAGTTTCCAGCCGTCTAACAGGGTTTCAATCGAGTCAAGCACTGGATCTAACTTGCCTTTCATTTCGGCCTTATCCTCTGCCGTCAAAAGGGTGCCGTAAACGGTTAGAGATTCGAGCTGGTCATTATAAAACTTCCGAGCTGTGACATACTTGCCTTTCGGCGTATCCGGTATGGGATTACCGGCAAATCGAGTACCCGCGCAGCCCGCGACCGCGATCACCAGGAACACTGCTATAATTAGCAGTATGCTATCGCAAAATTCGTGAAAAATCTGTTTCCTCAGTTTCATTGAAAAGGCCCTCCTTTCCTTTAGGGATTATGCCGGCGGTGGTACTCTCGGCTCCATCGCGCCGGCGTCGATTTTGAGCCGCTTGGTTGTCAAGACGGCCGCCTCGACCTGGCCGGAAATAAATTCAGCCAGGTTATCGTTTGCGAGCTCTAAAATTTTCTTGGTGGCTGTTGGTAGCTGGTCGGTAATTGATTTAATCGCGGCCTCTTTTAGCACCTGGCCCTCATCCTGGGTAATCGCGCCATCGGCGCCTACTTGCTTAACCGTTTCATTTACCCGCACAACCGCGCTTTGCACCACTCCGCTTAAAATCACCATAGCATCATCGACGGCCTGGCTATCGGTCTTGGTTTTAATCCATTTTTTCAGCTCGTACAGGGCCCAGGTTGTCAAAGCCGATACGGCCGCCACTGCAAATGGAATAATAATTGCTAAAATCTGCTGCGATATGGTTGATTCATCCATCTGTTAGCCTCCTGCGTTTAGGTTTTTAATTGAGCTGCGCTAAAGCCATTTTTCTTTAGCAGCATTAACACGCGCTCATCGAGCCTGGTTAAAAGTGTCTGGCCTGCATCCATCTTTTTAGCCAGGAGATTAACATCTTTCTTGATCGCATCTTTATAATCCTCAAAATCTCCGCGTGATACCGTTTCCAGCCTGGCCCGCTCCCGCAGCCGGTCCATGCCTTTTAGATCGTGCCTGACCTCATCGATCCGGCCGATTAACATAGATTGACAAACTCCCTGGTGCGCTACTAATTGATCGTCTAAGCGGGTGATCTCCTTTTGAAAATCGACCTGGCTCACGGCCTTTTCCACTTTATGCTCCAATCCTATTTGCCTTTTATTGATCTTTCCCAGGCCCTCTTTTAGGTTCGGAATTGCAAATTTGATCGTGCCCCAAACTGCTCCGCCGGCCACAACTATGATAATACCGATCAAAATCAGTATATGTAAATCTTTGATAATCAAAGTATTTTCTCCTATTTGCTCGCATCGGCGCCCTCAGAAAACAAAAACCCTGGGGGTGGTCAAACCCCAGGGCTCATGCAAAAGAAGATAAAAATAATGGTTGATCCATCGAGTCGCCCGTTTACGTTCAGAATTTTGACTCCGGATAGCAGACGCTCTTATGGTATGCCTAATTATTTAGGCTTGTCAACCTCGGATTTTTTCTCGGCCTCATCGGCGTCCGGTTTTTTCTCGCTCTCTGCCGCGTCGCCGCCTACTGCGCCAATACTTTGAATGTTTTGAACGATCTTAATTACGCTGGCTGCAAATTTTGTTGCCTGATCCGGTTTCATGGCCATCCAGCTGATACTCTGCCCAAAATCGACAACTATCTGGCCGGCCTGCTCCTTGACCTGGATCCGCAAATCTCGCTTGGGTATCGCCATGCCTGCGCCTGGTGGCCCGCCGCCTATCGGAATACCATGCTTTTTGGCCAGCTCCTTGACCTCGCTTAAAAAATCCAGCTGCTTTTTTGTGTCGGCTGCCGCCTGCTCGCCCGCCTCATCTCCGCCGTTGCCTTTCTGCCGGCTCGGTGCTTTCTGCGATTTTTTAGCCATTAAACCCTCCCTCTTGTTCCAGGCCGTAGCGGCCTCTTTTAAGTTACGGTGAAAACCGGTCTGGATCCCACACCCTCGACACTGGATCCAGGTATCACTCCCGCCCTCTAACTCCATGACCAGGCCCAAATCATTACAATCTGGACAATGTTTGATCTGTAAAATTAGAACAGCTCCCTTTCGCCGGCGGTCACTTCTCGATACGCCGTTTCGAATACGTCTTTGGGGCTCCATGAAATATAGCCATCCGGATATTTCACCTGGTAGCCTAACCGATCATCCCCGATCATCGCCTTGCCCTGGCTCTTTTTAAATTCAAACTCGG